TTCCAATATCCAACTACTTGAATTTTTCTTTGTGTTTCCGCCAACTCCAAATACAAACTCTAGTTTATCGTCTACTAAGTCCATTTCATGTATATTTTCTTTTGTACGGTCTCCACCGTTGGCAAAAATAATAGTAGCATCGGGGTACATAGCTCTAACACCTGTGATAGTGTTTTTACTACTACCGTCGGCATCAGGGTAACAAACCACTTTATCTACAACTTTAAGAGATTCAATGATGCGGCAACGTTCGTATTCTTCCATAAAGGCCTGACCCTTTTTACGAACTAACCAATCATCTGTATTAATACCAACAATCAGCATGTCACCTAGTTTACTAGCTGCTTCAAAGTACTCAATATGCCCAGAATGAAGGGGGTCGAAACCCCCTGTTACAAGTACGATTCTTTTCATACACTATTTATAGTGTATTTGCCATAGGAAAAATTTCAGCAATTACTTTAGCACAAGCAAGAGCGATATGTTGATGTTCTTTTTGAGTACCGTTTTCTTTGCGGAGATCAATGTAGTGAATCCAACTACGCAATGTACCATTCATATACATACGGCTGATAGTAAGCCCTTCAGGCAGCACTGCTCTAGCTTGTTCTTTAGCAATGCCGTTCTTGATAGCCCACGCATACTCTTGTTTGACCGAAAAAAGCACTCGTTTTTGGGCCCGCTCCCATTCAATGGCAATTAATTTTTGTGCTTCGTCACTCATATCTGCTTCTACACTATTCTGACGATTTTTTGTATCTTGGAATCTAGCTTCACGCAATACAAACGCTTCGTCTAGTTCTGCTGTTGGATCAGCATAACGCTGACTAAATTCTTGAAAGCTAAAACTGCGATGACGTAGAATTTGTCTAGCAATATCACGTGTGGTTTCAATTTCAATACAGGCACTTACCATTTCAAGAGGACTCCAGTGTTGATGCTTAATCAAATATTTGATTAATTTCTCACTTGTCTCTGTGTTAAATTGGTTGGCAGGATTACTGACTCTCGCACAATACGCAACAAGATCTAATGCGTCTTTGATATTTTGTTGACGAAATTCTTCTGTTGGCTGACTATTCGATACTAATTTAACTTTCATTTTAATTTCTTGTTATTTAAAAATTTGTTGGTGTGTTTGGTTATATCTTTTTTAATTCGATTAGTATCTAATTTAAAATCGACATTTTCGATAGTATCTTCATATTCTAATACAATCTCTTTCATCTGCCGTTCAAAGTTACCCCAACTTCCTTCATTAAGTTCTTTTTCTAATTCTATTTCCCAAATCTTTTTATTTTTGAATGTAATTGTAACCGAATGAAGATATCGGAGAGGAACTACATTAAGTGTTATCTCTCCGAATACTTCGGGCCAGCGATCTATTACGTCTTTGGGAAGTGTTTTCCCACGTGTCACTTTACTTTCTTCGTAGGCACAAGTTCTTCAGCTTTACGTCTAAAATCAGCAGCCTGTTTTGCTAACTTGTCTGCGTCACTTCTAAACTTTTTAGCCTGAGCTTCAGGGCTAAGATTTTCTACCATGGGTTGAATATCTTCGTTTACACTTTGTGATGTGGTTTTTGCCGAAGGGCTAATGTCTTTGACAGTGGCCACATCGACAACTTCAACGTTAGTAGGAATTTTTACTACGTCTTTAACAGCTAAATCATCCACTGCAATTCCACGTTGCTCTGCAATTAACTGATTAAGTTCATCTAGGCTAATGCGTGTTGTAAAATTTGGAATCATTTCAACTTCACTAGTAGATACTTTTGTTAACATACCCTTAGTGTGTAAACTAGGCAGCATTGTACTACCATCTGGAAACTTTGCTCTGGCTAGTACTTCAGAAAATTCAAATGCTTCCTGTGCTGAATTATTTTCTACAAGCTGTATTAGAGCATCGTGGTAACTATCGGACAAATTTTCTGTTGGGATGATTAGACAACTGTAAGAATCGCCGGGCAATGTCCTGTACGCTACTAATACTTTACGGCCAGTTTTTTTCATTCGGCCTACGTGTTTAATATCCATATTATTCTCCTTGAGCAGGCGCTGCAGGTTGTGCTTTCTGCGCCGCTTCTAAGAAGCTATTTAATTTATCAAACAATACACCAACGCTTGATAATTCGATAGCTTTGAATGCGCCGCGTGTAGTTACTACGTCGATTAGATTACGCATAGCAATTAAATCATTAATGTTAAGTTCTGGCGCTGCAGCGGGTGCGGCCTCTACCGGCGTTTCGACGCCATTTTGTTCTGTTACAACTTGTTCAATCATTTTGTTTCTCCTTGGTTTTGTTTAACACCTTCTAAAAAGGTTGTTAGTTTGTTATAAGTTTGCCCGACAATCATCATTTCGTTCGGTTTAAACGTACCTCTAGCACTTGCGATATCGATAATGCTTTTCATTGCCGCTAAATCGGTAAGTGTTAATTGAGCAGGATCCTGTTGAGGAACCTCTTGGTTATTAGTTTCTTCAGTCATATAAACTCCTCGTAAATTATATATGCTTATAATTTATCTATTAGGCTAAATGTGGACAAGCAAGTCTGAAAAAACTAAGTTCTTTTTCAGATTCGAATCCTATACGTGTAGTATAAATTATGGTATTGTCGATAATGCCTATGTATTGCCCTACATAATATCGACTATTAAGATTGGCATAGATCCAGCGATCTATATGATTAGACAATACAGGATTGTACTTGGGTACATCTGTATAGTGAAAATGATGCGCTGGAAACGAGACTTTTCTCAGATCCAGCGCATTAAGCGGATTTATTTTACCGTTTTTTAACGCCATTAACTACTTGCTTCTTCTTCGTAATAAGCATGGGCGCCCCAAGGTGGCACAATGCTGGTAGTACCGTGAATAATAAACACTGTATCGCAGTAGTTTTCATCACCCCATGAATCCCACGGATAACCGTCTGTGAACATGATAAACTTCTTAGGGTTAATGTCATGTTGCTTCATGTATTCCCAGTTAGCCATAAAGTCAGTACCACCACCGCCCATTGGTTCGTACTCGGTAATATCGTTGCCGCCGTAACCGTCGAAGTCTTGTTCGTTATAGACTTTAGTATCGAAACACCAAACTTTAATACTGTAGTCCTTGTACTCGTCCATAATGCCTTTAATTTCAGTTAAGAAATCTTTAGCTTGCTCATCGCTAATAGAACCTGACATGTCAATACTAATACAAATGTCGATAGTTTCATCAAAATTCATACCTGGCAAAATAGCACCAGTGTGCCATGCCTTACGACTAGGACGACTAAAGGTATAGTCATGCTTGATAGTGCTTTGAATTTGCTGACGCAAAATTTGACGCCAGTTCATTTTAGGTTCTGTCAACTCACGGATTATACGCTGAATTTCAGCAGGAGTGTTACCTGCTCCAGCAGTCTGCGCCGCGGTGATAGTAGCTTCGCGAATTTCGTCACGAATCTTTTTCAATTCTTCTTTACTATATTGTGGCCGACCTTTACCGGATCCGGGTTGATTACCACTACCATCGCCATCACCTTTTTGCCAATCGATATGTTCGTCGAGCAATTGACCAAGAGCAGACAAACTTTGTTCGTCCATGTCTTCGTAAATTTCGTCGTACACTTGTTCAGCACTTTTGCCGTAATGCTTAGGATCGTGGAAAATTTTAATACCTTTTGGCTGATCTCCAATACGGTCTCGAACCAATTGCCCATTTACACAATAGTCGATTGCGGCATTCCAAATGCCTCGATCTCTGCCTTCTGTGCGGGCAATGTGGTCAAATACATTGTGTAGGATTTCGTGTGCCACCACAAACTCAACTTCTTTAGCACTGAGTTTTTCAAAGAACGGTCGGCTGTAGTACAGGCTGCGCCCATCTGTAGCCGCAGTATTACACCATTCGCTGGCATCGACAATTTTCAATCGCGTTGCCATGTTGCCAAAGAAAGGATGGCGGAGTAGCAAACCAATCCGTGCTACAATAATTTTATCAACAATTGGGTCTAAATCATGCGACATACTTGCTCCTGTTATTTGCTATAGTATATATTATAACACCGCCCGCAGGCGGTGTCAATTGGATTTGGCTACTAATCAACGCTTTTCTGTGGCCGCCGCAATGTACTTACCGAACTTAGCATGGAATGCGTCAAAACACTCAATCTCATCTGGATCCAAAGGCAGTTGATATTGTGTCAACGCAAGTTTAGTACCCATAACAACCAATTCAGTTTCGAAATTGTCCATCATGAATTGGAAGAAACAGTTAACTTTATCGTTAAAGCCTTTGTCGTTTTTATCAGACGCATCTTTCAATTCATAGCACAGGGACACAGTCAAAGAGTACATGGCACTAATTTCTTTAGTATCCATTTTCTTAACCTTGCCCTTGAGAATCTCTGTAGGGTTAGGCAGTTTAGAGGCAATCTTACGATGAGCCATAAACTTAATGGCAAGACCTTCACCAACCGCACCCGACACTAAATCTGTCAAAGTGTTTTCGTCTTCGTCGTCATCAAACAACAGTTCACTAACAAATGCCCAGCTACGTGGAGTGGCAAATGCCTTTGAGCTAGAACGAGGATCAAAATCGTACAAGTCTTTCTTGCTAAAAGTCAAAAAGCCCACAACGTCTTTGTGTTGGCGATTTTCAGTAGCCCAGCTAAAGTAGTCGTCCCAATCAACACGCATCTCCATGTGAACAAAACGGTTAGCCAACGGAGCAGGCATACGATAAGTAACGCCCTTGTCAGCTTCACGGTTACCTGCTGCCACAATGAACACATTGTCAGGCAGTTTATAAGTACCTACGCGGCGATTCAAAACCAACTGATAAGCCGCTGCCTGTACAGCAGGAGCCGCACTGTTCATTTCGTCCATGAACAGGATAATGTTTTTATGCTTGGACGCTTCGACTTCGTTAGGCAACTCAATTGGAGGAGCCCATGCCATGCGGCTAGTGTTAGCATCAAAGTAAGGGATACCTTTAATGTCAGTAGGTTCCCACAAGCTCAAACGAATATCAATAACATGAGCTTCTAATTCTTCGCCCAATTGCTTGACAATATCTGACTTACCAATTCCGGGAGGACCCCAAAGGAACACAGGACGTTGTGCCTTAAAAGCACGACGAAGGGACTTTTTAGCGGCTTTAGGGCCAACGGTGCGTGAAACAATCTCGCTCATATATACTCCAGGGTTAAAAAAACGTTGTAAACTAAGTGTCTATGTATGTATTATAAACGATATCTGTGCCCACGTCAACTGTTTTTTAACTTTTTTCTTCGTTTTGAGCATCCTTTTTTCGAGCATTCATAGCTTTGACTAGTCCATATTTTCGAATATCATCCGAAAACATGTATAGCTCAAAAGCCTTTTTTTCCGAAAAAACGGTTAAACTTTGTCCTGTTAAGAAATAAGGGCAGTCCAAATAGTTGTCAAAAAATATGATTGTTTGGGGACTAAGTTCAATTTTATCTGTGAAAGGAACTTCAAATTCTTCCAATTTAAGTTCGCCAATTAAAAATTCATATCCTTCTAGACTCAGTCGCAGTGCTCCGGATTCTTTGGTACGTTTACTTTGCCACCATTTGTGTAAGTGTAGTTTGACATTGGCTTCATCTGTACTACGTTCCATTGATTTAAGGAAAATTCTAGTGTAAAGTTCTCGACTAATCATAATTGATCTTTTATTTTTTCAAACACATTTTCAGCAAATCTTCTATGTGAAATTTTACCAAGGTGCATGCCATCTCTTGCCACGTCTTGATGATTAAAAGTTATATCTAAATTATTAAAATTTGATAATCTATCACATATTGTTTGTATTATATTACAATCTGGATTATTGGACCATGTGTTTTCTTGATTTTCTATTCCGATATGGTAGTGTATTTTAGATTCTTTAAATCTAGCAAGAGTGTTGATTAACATCAAATTTTTATAACTTTCAAAAGCGGCATAGCCCTCGTCCATAAATGTTGGATCTGCTTTAGTTAACTTTCTCTGTAGACTGTCAGAATATTCCGCATACTCCTGCCAATTTGGAACATAGTCTACTACTGCATCTTCTAATATAATCTCACGTCTGTACATACCAGGAACTGAAAAAAATATTAATTTTGGATTAAGTTTGTGTATATGTTTTTCTAATAGCATTGCCTGTCTATCTATACTCGATCCAGCTGTTGCCAAGTTCCAAAACGGAATTTTTTTACCTGTATAGTCTTTAATTTTGTTTAACAGTACGTTTGACCATACATCTTGAATTTCTAAACCAACTCCTGATGTATGACTACACCCTAAAAATACTATAGGTAGTTCACTGGTAGTTGTAAATTCGTCGCATCTAAATCTTTGACTATTGTACTTATAACTGTATGTTTTTGATCGTTCCAATGCCAAGTTGGGGTGTTCTTTTAAATCATGATTTGACCAAAATCGTGGTTCGTCAGTCGCACAAAAAATATGTTCTGAACCACCTTCGTAAAAGCAAACAGTACTGGCGTGATCTAGAAGATGATTTATGCGACTCATTTAACGATTTCTCCAGCAGTTAATCTAACCACCTGAAAATCACCACAATCGAACATCTGATTTAATTTTTTTGCTAGATTGATAGCATGTCCAGGGTTGCTAAATGATACTTTCTTATATTTAGGACCTGGGTAGGATGTAAGGCTGTTAAAGCTCTTTAAATTGAAAGGTTCGTTTTTGTAAAATACTGCCCAAATAGCATCGGACTCTAAAACTTGTTCGGTTTTATAGTTCTTTTTATTGGTGTATTCTAAAAGTACCTTAGGCTTGGGTCTACTCATATATGCGTCCTTAATATACGCATATATTTATCATCTAGGTAGTGGAAAATCCCCCACCATCCATTTTGATAGTAACTTCGCTGCCTTGCGCCTGTGCCAATTTGCTTAACAATTCGTCTTGATCTTCTAGCAATTTGGCAGTTATTTCACCTAGACTATAAGCCAGCATCTTTGCTGACTTAATGTCTATTTTTACTTCTTTTTGCTGTGCCAATTCAGCACTTTTTACCTGCTGAATAAACTGCTGAATAGGCAGTGTGTTAATTGGATTTGACATTACTTAGTACCTGTTTCATTTCAAATTCTGTTTTAAAAGGTCCACGGTTCTCGTAGCGTTCAATTGTAATTAGTTTAGGGCAGAAACTTTTAACCCAACCTTTGTCAAATCGAATAATATAATAACCTGCGCAATACAAACTTTTGCTAGCTTCACTTTTTGTAAACAGGGGCAATTTCTTTTGTACATTATACATGGGATTACATGGAGTACAGCTTGTTGGATACCCGTGTACATCTTTGCTTTCATCTTGACTAATAGTAGTTGTAATTTTACCACTAAAAAAATCCTTCCCGAATGCTTTAATAAGCTCTTCTTTTTTGCCAAAGAAACTACTGCCGTCTTTGCCACTTAACATATATTTGTTATTTTCTTTCTTGTGTAATGTACCAATCTTTTCTCCGTCTTGTTCTACAATCCAAAACTTGCCATCTACGATGGGCTTGGCGTGAATTTCTGTCATAATATTTTCCTCACAATCTTGTGTTTCATTTGGACATGTATTTTTATATAAACATATTGTCATTTGTATTTTGCCTGAAATGGTTCAGCATACTGCTGAATGCTGTCAATCATACGTTTCATATCGTATAGTTGACAAAATTTTAATAGTCTAATGCCCACTTGATCAACAGTCTTGGGTACAGCATTAGTTGTAATTGTTTCTTTAATAAAAGACTTAATGTCTTCAGGCTGTGCTTTAAGGTCGATCAGCTGACGATTACGGTGGTAGTCATCTAGCACCCTGTGTTCACCGCCATTGTGATCAACCCACCTCTGCAACATGAGATTGTTCCACGCGAAGCCTTTGTTACTGCGGTCCTTAAATGCGTCTTCTAATTTGTTCTTACGAACTTTAGGATAGGCACTAAAGACATTATCGCTACTATCGCCACGCATACACTTCTCGAACAAAATCCATTCAGGATTAGGAATATCTTTAGGCAAGCCAGTCTTAGTGTCTTTAACCATTTTACCTTTTTTATCAAAGATGCCTTCGATAGTGGTAAGTGTTTCAGCTACGCCGTTATACTGTTTGACATTGTCGGCAATCAGCTGATGAAAATCGCTGTCTGTTGAAATGATCACGTGGCTATCATCAGGATGATCCGCAATGAACCCAGCAATTAAATCGTCTGCTTCTAGCTGACTATGTTGTAATACTGTACAGTTAGTTTTCTCTGTAATGAACTTTTTAAACTCGTCAAACGCTTCCCAGAACAACTTATCTTCTTCTGCTTCTTTGACAGTCATGGCCGCACGAGTTTCTGCCCTATTAGCCTTGTAGGGCTTGTAATAATCTTTGCGCCAGCTTCGACCTTCGAGGCAGAAGACCACGTGCTTCCCTTCAAAGTCATTCCATGCTTTTTTGATACTGTTAAATGTGATATGGAATGCCATACCTACTTTAATATCGGCATCGCCGCGAATAACGTGTCTAGCACGAAAGAATGTGTTAGCAGTATCAACTAAAATATATGTCATGAAACCTCTGACTTGCCTTTGGCAATTGGAACTACGTTAATATAACCGGCACCTCTACTAGTGTCCAGACCTTCCTCGCCTAGCATGTTTCTAACAATGTCACGGAACCAACGATCTACAATCTCTTCGTCCGGGTCACCATCGAAACCGTATCCAGCTTGTTTCAATTGTAACACAAAAAGTTCATTCCAGTCAAGCTCAAAGAAGCCATTACGGATATTATCTTTGTTAACGTGCGTATCCAAAACACTTACCCACGGCTCGCCTTTGGCAGTAGCACGATCTTTTGGTGTCATCTTGGCAACGGCTTCTGCCTTCTGCGCTGCCTCGGCGGCATCGAGTGCGGTTTTAGCAATCTTGGCAGAATCTTCTGCGGCTTTTAATGACGCTTCTGCTTCCTCTTTAGCCTTGGCCTTTATCTTATCGATGCCGGTTAAGCGTTCAATTATGTCTGTTATTTTCCCCATCCGTTCCCCCATAAGTCTACGTGTAGTCTTGGGCTATAGTAATAGCCTCTTTTTAATGCTTCGTCGGCAATGTGTATACGATTACCATCATACACACTGACAACACCGCCCACAGGCATAACGTACACCGGTCCTACAAAACCTGCGTCACGATATGCCATCACAGCTTGATCAACTTCGTCAAAGTGTTCTAACTGATCCACTACGAATTTCAAATATACAAAACCGTATTGTTGATAGTCTGCTACCACATCGGGTTTAACAGCATCATTCCATTTTTCTCCGCTTGCGCTTAATTTAGGACTTACGCTAAATGTAATTTCTCTAAACGAGTGATACCAATTATCTAAAAATGTTTTAAATTCTTCATGTAACGGCTGGGTACCGTTTGTTTCAAATGTTAGATTTTTTAAATCCTGCATTTTTGTATGATTCAGTAATGCGGGATATAACTGTTGCCAGCCCAGCAAAGGCTCACCGCCTGTGATAACAAGATGTACATCGTTACCGTTGCTTTGTACCCAAGTATTTTTATTAGGTGTTAATCCCAGTATCTTAGATACAATCTCGTCAATGGTATAATAAGGACTTAGTTCTTTGAATGCCGGATGCCAACTAGCATAGCTATCACAACCTGTGTTAACTAAGGGTAATTGTTCAAATGTTTTGTAAAGGTGAACACTGTTAGCAATAGGTTCTACCTCGTTAGTTAGTTCGCCTTTAGGCATGCCAAATCCAGCACATTTAAAATTACATCCGAATGTTCTTAAGAACACACTAGGTACACCAATAAATCTACCTTCGCCTTGTGCTGAATAAAATACCTCACTGATTTTTATCTTGTCCATCTTCTTTCTCTTTCTTAAATTCATTGTACGAAGTAGTAATACTATCCCATACTGCCCACTTAAACAACCAAGACAACAAGGATGTTAAACCTAATACTAGCAATAAAGCACCAATAATTCCAGGTAGTAGAAATCCTATAATAACAGAAGTCATAGCAATAACATAAACCTTTTGCCAAGGTTTCCATTTACTCCATTGCCATACTACAAAATTGTAAACGTCTTTCAATTTTTTAAACTTTCCAATGTTGCGATTTTGGCAATACGTTCTCCAAAATCTTGATCTTGTGTAATTATGTATGTTTGATGATCACTGCGATCCTGTCTGCGATCATATCGACTAAATTCTACTATTTTACCACCTATGGCATTATAGACTTTAAAGTGTAGCGTTGGTTCACTATCGATAGACTGTTTGCTAACAGCTATACCTATACCTATACTACCTTTAGATATTGTGTTATAATGTACTGGTTGTTCTTCCCGTGCGTTTTCCCAATCATCTCGCACCCATTTAATTACCATTCTTTTAAACCAGTTCATTTACATATCTCCAACCAATTATCTAATTTTTTTGCTGCCTCGTCGAACTCTAAAGCCCACACCGTAGCATATATTGTAGCATCTTCTATACGTAAGTCAAATGGTACTACGCCATTAATTCTAAAATCTTCCGGCACTCTAGTAGTAACTTCGAATTCTTGTAAATTCTTAGCACGACTAATAAAGTGATCCATTATATCTTTAGCTGTTTCCATATTACTCCTTTGGAAATTCTTGACTAAAAGGCCACGATGTATTTGGATCGGGTCTCGGCTTTAGCTTAACATTCTCTTCAATAACTTCACCTGTTATTTCATCACAAAGGCTAACTTGATATGGAGCAATAATATGTACAGCACAATCTTCCTCCTGCCAATCATGTTCTCCATCATAGAGCCAACCTGAGCCACCTTCGTAGTAGAGTTCTTTGAGTTCTTGTTGTTCTAATTCTGAAATGTCATCGCTGAATTCCCACTCGACACTAATGCTGTCATCGAACTCACAACCCCACCCTACATCGGTCTTAGCGTAGGCAACATCATCTCCTTCCCACGGAAGATTACAGTCTAAGTCTTCTTCGATAAAGCCTTGACCCCAACGATATGTTTCGTCAATGTTAAACCAACTAATAGATCCATCTTCGTTTTCACGAAACATCTCTACGTGATATACAATGCTTTTCTTTTCTAAAGGTTTTATAAGATAAACGTGGCTCATTTAAACATCCTTGCATCTAAGATAATTGCTGCACCCAAGATTAGCCATACTATTCCAGGCCAAACACTACCACCGGCGATTGCGGCAATACCAGAACCTAAGTTAACACCACCGACTAGGTAGCCGATCGTTTTACGGTTACGACCAAACCATTCAAAAAACTTATTCATTATATTTCCTTAATGTAGTATTGTGAAGCAGGGTATGTTTGTTGTAGCCATTCTAACAAGCCTTCTTCGACTGGCAAGCGAATGCTTTCAAACTTGTTTGTAATATATTTCATCGCGGAGCAAACTCCTGTTGCATCTTAATGTTGTCAAAGAATTCTTTCTTAGTACCCATGTCTGTATTAAATGCGCCTTTGAGTACTGTAGTCTGTGTCAATGAGCTATGTGCCATAATGCCACGATTCTCACAGCATCCGTGTGTGGCTTGAATATACACTGCTACGTTTTCTGATTCAGTAGCTTTGCTAATCTCACGGGCAATGTCGTTACAAAGTTCCTCCTGGAGAGTACCGCGTCGAGCACACCACTGAGCGATCCGTGTGTATTTCGAGAGACCAATAAGTTTATTAGCGGCAATGATACCGATGTAGGCAACCCCAGATACAGGCTGGTGATGATGAGAACACATACTTCGAAGTTCACTACGTACCACAAGCATACCTTCGTAACGGTCCTCTGAATCATTGGGAAATGCTGTTGCGTCTGGTGCTCTTTCATATCTTCCTGCCATAATTTCATTAAAATACATTTTAGCAAGACGTCTTGCGGTGCCTTTACTGTTGGGATCATTCTCGCGATCAATTAGTAACTTATCTAAGATTTGTTCGAATGCCGGTGTTGCTTCGTCAATTAGTTTTTCTACGTCGCCTTCGTGTAGATAATCACTGATGTTATCGCCAGCCCAAAACCGTTTGTTATCACGTTTCATCTTAAAGCGAAGATGATCTCCTAGATATGCTTCTTGATAACCGCCATCACCTGCCATTGCGTCAAGTGCTGTTTCTTTTTTATCTGTCATTTTATTTTCCTATGTTAAGGCAGAGGTCATTGCCATTTGTATTAGTATACACTATTATTTAGGTTTTTGTCAACCTTAGTAATGTATTTTTCTTAACTGCTTCTTTCAAAACATTTAAATTTATATCTAGTGTTTCTGCGTACTTTAATAAGGCACTAGTATCTTTGGGAAAACACATACCGCCGAATCCGTTGTACCCATCTGGACCCGGTACTTGGGTATGGCTGATGTTAATGCGATTGTCTTTGGCAACCATGCCTCGAATCCTATTCCAGTCATGTCCTTGCGCTTTTGCCAATTGACACATCTCGTTCATAAAAACTACCTTGGTTGCTAGAAACGAATTAATAATATATTTTACCATGGCAGCTTCGCCAATAGTACAGAACACTGAATCTACATTTGGTTTGGTATATTTTATAACACGTTCTGCTTCTCTTTGATAGGCCAGTGTGCTACCGCCAATAATAGCCCAGTTTTCTTTGGCATAATCCTGAGCAGCATTAGCGGCAGTTAAAAATTCAGGCACATGTACTAGATTGGAATATTGGGTTTGTAAATATTCGTATACATTGGGAGTAGCTGTCACTTTTGAAATGATGACCCCTTTAAAGTTTTTTAAATTAGTCAACGTAGATACTAGGGGCAGAGTATTACAACTTCCATCATCATTCATGGGACTAGGTACACAAACAAACACAGCTTCGGCATCTGTTAAATCAGCGTATGTGCTGTTAAAACCTTTACTAGGATCTGTATCGATAATTACCAGGTTGGCAAATCCTTCATAGTTGGAGGCAATAGCACTACCAACAAAGCCGCATCCCACGATACCAATTTTTGGCAGATCAAACATTATTTTCTTTCTCCCATTCACCTCTACCATGATCCCAGTGTCGATTATCGTAAAAATTAAAATGTACACAATAACCAAACAGGCCTGCTTCTAAGTCTAGTCCCGCATGACTTTGACGTACAGTCCAATTGAACATGAGAGACATTAATGTGAAATCTCGAGTAACTTCTAATTCAATATGTTTATTTTTAAATGGAGTATTGTATGCACGGCACCACAAATTCTTAAAGGTGTTACTCCAAGGGTTGCGGATGTTAAAGTTAAATGAAATCATATGTAATCTACTGATTTTTTAGTTCGCAGTTTTCTACACTCGGCTTTAACTTCGGCTGGATAGTCGGGATGAAATTCTGACAAACTACAATCGTAGATTCTGCCTCCATCATCCGGCACTGTTACTAGTATTAAGAATGCCAATACTAGAAATATTAGTGCTACTACTGCTTGTTTCATGAATTGATATCTCCTTGATATCGTGGAATCATATGTATGTGGGGATATTTACCGTCTTGCCCGGCAATATCTCCCACACTTTGAACTAGGTTAAATCCCTGCCACTTTTCAGATTCGATTCCGTCGTAGCCCCACTTATAGGCTGCTCTGTAAGTTTCGAAGAGACAGTCCATTGATTTTTGGGTAGGCACAAAACACAAATACCCTTCACAGGGTGCTGACGGGTCTTTAAAAATCCAAAACTTTGTTGTTCTGTATTCGATTTCTTTCCAAGGAGCGCTGCCATCATTTAGTGCCTTTTCGATATCTGTTGTCATTACAATTTACGATACTAGACTTTGTGCTAATATTTTAAGTTCGTCATCGGTCATAAAAAACTGATAAGTTGAGGTCATGTCAACTTCTCCGTTTATATTTTTACATTCTTGTATAAACTCAAGAGCATTTAGTGTAGCTGGGTTTACACATTTCCAGCTTTTAACCCTCAGTCTAAATCCTGCTGTATCTTTAATTATGCTTTCTTTCATTGTAGTGTCCTTTTGTCTTCTCCGGCTAGACTGTTAATAAGTTTTTCAGCCCATTCGGGTTCTTCTTCCAGTAATTCTTCTAAGTCTACTTGACGACTTTGTTCGAACAGCTCACCTGAATGTGCCATTTTGGTAATTTCAGCAATCATTTCTTCAAGCTCTTCTTGCGAGCCTTCAAAATCGTCAAAAGCGCCTGGCGCAAATTCGATAGTGAGTGGTTTCTTTTCATCAGTCATAGTCGCCTTTTATACGTTCAAAAGTTTTATATTTTTCCAAAGCATTGATATATTCATCAAACAGTTTCTTTAGCTTAGGATGCTTCTTCTCTAGTATAACATCTCTTTCAGGAATACACAAGACTTTTTCGATTGTGTTTAACCGTTCTTCTAAATCTCTATCATTTATAACAACTTTGCCTTTGACAGTTAAAGTTGCATCTTTTTCCAAAACAATTTCGTCTTTGCCAGATGGCACAGTCATAATAGGTTTGCCATTGCTATTATTAAATTGAGTGCTTGAATTAGTCCAACTAGTACCATTCAATCCGCTTGTTAAAAACTGACCACTGCTGCCACCACCTAGACTTGTATTATTAGTAGTATAAACTGTTCCAACTGTTAGTGGTGTTGTAGCAAGTGGTATTGTACCGTAGCCAACACTCACTGTACTGCCAACAAACCCATTACTGACGACGTTGTTCAAGGTATTGCTCATTGTGTATCCATTTGTTCTTTACAAGAAAGCCCCATTCTCTTTTTTGTGGTCCTGGCATAAACAATGTCCACGCCGTTATATTAGGATCAAGCTCAATGCGATGATATGATGTGGCTTTACAAATACGGAAATGTCCAGGCCCCCGCCACTTTGCTATCTCAGTTATCTTTCGACCGTCTGAATTAAATTGTGGAATCCATTCCCAATAGCCGCCTGACAGTATTAAAGTAAAATAAGGCCATGGATGATCATGTACGTCATCGGGATCCGATTTAAGAAACTTGTGTAGAAACACATTAAAGGGAAAACGGTTTCTGTCTTTAAGGAAGATATAATAACGTTCGAGATATGGCTCTTCACTAACTCTGTCCATAATAATTCTTTTTCTGTCATGCTGTTCTAACCAAGCAAAAAACTTATTCTTTATCTTTTGGATTATCATAATCATCCTTTACAAGTGTATACACTGTTCGAAAATTTCTTAATGCGATTTCTAGTCCAGGATACTGTTTGCACATATTTTGAACACGTTGCCAGTCCGGAAACAAGTCTACAAATTCTACAGAGCTTCCCCAACTAATTTGATAATCGGTGTTAAGTGTAATAGTATCGCTAGATAACGTTGTATATGTAACCCCACTTCCACTGCCAGTTATTGATATAGTGTTCATATTTGTATCAATATAATAACCAGACGATGCGTGTAAATCAGAAGGTAACTCTATAGTAAACGTGTCTCCCAATGCTATAAAAGACTCAGTTGGCAAGTCGCTTAATAAGTTCTGTTGCTGAGAAGAATTGCTCATGTAATACCTCTGTTTGTTTTTTTAATTGTGGCAAAAACTGTTCGTAATGATTCATATACTGTATGATTTTATTACACACTGAAGGTCTTGCGAAGTCGTATGCTTCAAAACTTTCAGTCCACTCACTAGGATACTTGAATGTGTCAAATGCCATCTCGCTGTAGCTTAATCTATCCGGCACCATAGGAATGGCACCTACCACAGCACCTTCGTACCAGCTAATGCCCAGCGTCTCTTGAAGATTTGCACTAAACACTATTTTAGCACGACCTAACAGTTTGTGATATTCATGTTTGTCTAGTTGCTGATCTTGACAAACGACAAATTCGTATTGAGGTAGGTGCGTAGCCAAGTCACGAAAAATGTCAACTTGCTTCTCCGGAGCAATGCGATGAGGAAACAAAATTAGATCACGCTTGGGCGTAGTCCAGTAGTTGTCCAAAGTATCTTGCATATACTCCATGGGCCAGCCTGTTCGCACAATCTTTCCATCGGTAATTAAATCAGACTTATCCTCTTCGTGCCACGGATTTTCTGTTTTATAACCATCTTCTAATAAGTTATCTACAAACATATCAATATGGAACTTGGTAGCAAAATAGTTGTGATCAAATGCGTGGAAAAAACTCTTCTCAGCATGTCTTACCCATTTCCTCTTACCAACAAGACGTCCTAAAAAATCTTGTGGATCATATGATCCAGCATGCCATAAACCATGTGTAACTACCGGAATGCCCAGCAGTTCACTCATGTATTTGAGATTGATGACGCCAGGGTGCCAAGCATCAGTAAATATAAAATGATCACCAGGGCTAACTGATCCGGAGCAAAATAAGCGACCCATCTGCTCCACTTGACTAGCCTTGTATATATTAGTGCCGCCAAAGTTGAGAAATGCGCCAGGAGTGGTAGCACTAGGAATGTCCGTAGGACCTGATATAATGTTGACATTGTGTCCTGCCTTTCGTAAGAGAGCAGGTACATGGCGCTTCCATTGCCCCGTGTACCTTGTCTCTACTGCTTCTAGATCAACGAGAAAAACTTTGCTCATTGCGTGGACCGCGATAGTTGTTATTTCCACCGCTTCGATTAAATTCGCCACGCGGCTTGCGAGTACCATCCCATGGCTTCTTTGGACGAGTACTGTAATAGAAATTGTTCCAAATTTGACTATTACGATTGTAAAGATTTGCCTCGTTAAAGTCACACATCTCGAAACGACAAAAATCGTGAAACTTTTCCAAGTCGTCGAAAATTTTAACAATATCAGGACGGTTTTCTAAGTAGTTAACGTCTTTGTAATTATTCTTAGCCATTATAGCTTTCCTTTTAATACTTAATAAATGAACCATTTTCTCCGTCTTCGGAGACTTCAATCCAAACCTCACGGTCGGGATACCTTTGTGAGACTTGAGCGTGTAAATCATCGCTCATCATTTCGCAACTTTTGTAATCTAGCGACAAAACACCTTGTGTGCTAGAATACAGTTTTTCAAGCCATCGCTTGAATTGTATAAATTCCACATCTCTGTCATTGTGGGTGACACTAAGCCATACCCTAAAATGAAAAATATGGCGATGAGGATTAGCCAAAAACGAAACATCATATTCATCTCCTGTTGCTAAGTTTGGATCTGTTGCGGCTGCTGGATATTTGTGAATACCTTCTTTACGAAAGGTTACCCAAATCATTTTGTTAGGTCTAATATCTTGTTTAATAATCATTCTTTTCTGAACCTTGGAGTTAAAATCTCTGCATCAACTTTATTTAAAAATTGACAATTTTCTAATCTTACTAACAGTTCATCTAACGAACCAGTATGATCTTCAACTATAACTCTAATTGGTTTAGTAGTGTCTGTTCTGTCTTCTAGAATGTATGTTAGTTTTCCATTTGCAGCTAAAATTTGCTCGCTGAAATATTCTTGTAAATTAATTAAATTCATGTTGGTGTATCCTGTGTATATTGATCCCAATAGGTAAATTTGTCTTTACTCATTAGGCTTTGTAGGTGATGAGTCCATACGCCAGGGTTAGTAGCACCCCAAGTACGATCATCTAGTTTGAGTGTTGCGTTATAGTTAAGTTGACTAATGTAAGGCAACTTTACACTAATCATAGGAATAAACCTATCTTGTTCGCAGTAACCGCTTTCGATTACGCCTTCAATATGTTCTACACCGAAGTCTAAAGCGACCCAGTAATTTTCTTTAAGACATCCGAGTATAACTGTATCCCATACCGCATATTCTTCTTGTGTCATTGCTTTTGGATTGAAGCTCTGACTAGTACCAAAATAAATTTGCTTAATGTCGATGTCTCTGTTTGCTTGTTGTAGTATTTCCTCTAAAGGAGGAGTGCCAACAACAAACAAAGTTTTCATACCATAAGCAATAGTATGCTCGACCTCATACCCTGTAAAGTAAACAACATTCTGTCGTTCTTCAGTGTTTAGTCCCATTTAATATAACCTCTGCTGTAACCGCTTGGACGATCCATACCATCCGCAAACGCTTGCTGCCATTCAGTGTTACGATTGTAACACTTTGTCCAGAAACTATCAACCTCAAGATAGCCGTTTTCAATCATGAACACTGCTTCTTTCATACATTGGAAAAATCCATCAGTGCGTGGACTTGGCCGAACTGTAGTACAGGCTTTCCAAAGTTGAGCTTGAGCTTCCTCACGACTAACTGCTTTGCCAACACCGTCAATAATAAGGGCATTGTTATTTAGGTTGATGTCTATACCTAACGCATATTTGCCACTCAAGTCGATAACTATATCATAACTTTCGCTAGTACCAATCAATAGTTTATCACCCCACAGTTCCGTATTGCTAGACCCTAGTACATTGATGTCTTGTTTGCGTAATATCAATCTGTGATAAGCAACCCACGCAAGGAATCCACTACCAATAATCAATATCTTGCCATTTCTTTTATTAATTTCGCCTGCGGCTTGTTCCACTACATTGATACCGCAAGCAACCGGTTCTAGTATATAGCGAGGATGTGCTTCGGGTACTAGGACATACTCTTTAGATCTTACATTATAAATATCTGCGTATGCGGGTTCGCCTCGGGTGGCAACAAAGTCTCCAAAGTTGACGTCTTTAATATTAGCACCAATTCCAATAACTTGTCCAAGTCCTTCGTGCCCTTGCATGTGTAAAGGTAACGGCCCAAAGTCTCCTACCATCATGTCGATATCACTACGACATACACCAGTCATAACACTTCGAACACAAATTTCATCTTCAGTTAACGGATCTACATGAAATTCGATTTCAGTAAAACTACCATTGCCTGTTGTTTGTAAAATTCTATTCATAGTTTTTCTATTTGTTCGTGAATCCACATATCTTGCTGATATTGATTGTTCCAGAACTCATTATTATTTAGGTTTTTAACAGCAGTCTCTACCATAGTTTTGTAGGCAGATTCTGGACACAATCCTAGCTCATGTCTTATGGCACTATTTCTCATGCTAAACGCAATACTACTGTCGTCATGATCTAGATTAGTTTTCCAGTTGGCACTTAGTATCCACGTAATGTTCTTATTCTCGAATTCTAAATGACAAAAGTCGTCTACGTCATACGTGCCGGTATGATTGACTACACCGTAATCTGTACTGTCAATATCTTCTAGTTTATAGTTTTGAAGTGATTGTGCTTTAAGTTTAACACCATGTTTATAGTCTGTTAACGCACAATAGTAACTAAGCATATGAGGAATTAAGTCTCTGCTAACTCCGCCAAATGCTAATTCTTTTGTAGTAAACCAACTACCGGGTTGTGGAATACGATTAGCGTTATTCCAACGAACATATACTCGTTCGCTTTGATCAGCTTGACTTTTGAATAGTTTAATCTCGTCTCTGTACTGATTATTTTTAACCATCATGAAACGTGTGTCGGGAAAGTCTTCTACTAGACAGAACCAACACTTGGCATCTTGTACACCTGGCTTTTCAATTAGAACAATTTTACACTTGTTAGCAATAGTTCTTGCTACCAGTTCATGTGTAAAATTTGGTGTACAAATAACGACAATATCATATTCGCCTGTGACAATATCAGCAGTTTTAAATGTTGCGTTCTTTTCCGGATTAGAATCCACAGTATCGATTTCATAGCCGAGGCCGGTGAATACGGAATGATATAGTTGTCCTATACCCATTCCTACAATTAAGGCCTTCATTCTTTTTTACTTTCTTCGTATTGTTTAAACAATCTAGTAACCGGTTCCATTCGTTCTTGGAACACATCCGGCGCACCTATGGCCGCACGTTCTAAATCCCATTCACTAGGGAAATGTCGCAAGATACTATATGCTTCTCCGCGAACTTTTTTAGGAACTCTAGGATAGTCTTTGGTATTGTGGGCTATATCCTGTAAGAATCTCTTGGCCCACATTACGGAACGATATCTTTCATCTGGTAATGTCATGATGTATTTCGTTTTCTAGTTGATCTAGTTTGTCAATTTGGTCTTCGGCAAATTCGCCATCTTCACTTGATTGTACACTCTCTTCATCTTCTTCGTCAAATAGATTGGCAAAGTGTGTGCTAGCATTAACTGTTTTTTTACCAATAGCGCCCCGTGTTCCTGGAATAGCTTGCCAAAATTTATCAAAGCCGTCAATGATAGCATCAGCTGTTGCTCTATCAGGCGCACTAAAAATAGCATCCACTACGTCTTTAAAGTATACACGTTCGAATCTTTCATCTACTAGCATGGCAGGACATAGACCAGCATCATACTGTCGATTAGCTTCTTGTACACTATTCAAATGTAGCCACACATTATGACCCATCATAATTGCGTATGTGAAACTATCCCACGATGTTTTACCTTCTTTACCTATCTTATTTAGGTCGCCTGGTCCGTAGATACAAATATCTTTAACTTGTACGCCATCCATCAAGGGGCTGGTAGTAAACGATTTAAAGTGTCCATCTTGTACAACAACATCCTGAAACAATCTAGTATCTTTACTATACTTCTTATTGTCTAAACTAGGCAACATGCGATATAACCATTTTTGTCTATCTACAATTTCAGTTTGTACATAAATCTGTCCGTTGGCAGTGGCAAGGAACGGACTGGCACAGTCAAAGCTGATTGTAAACTTGGGATTGTGGTACTTACGAACAGCACGTTGAATGTCTGTCAGCAGTAATGCCCACTCTAATTTACTTGTACCCAAGAAGTGCATCCAGTCTTGATGACCTTCTTCTAGTAATCCATCAAACTTTAGAGCTACTAGTCTGCGTAGAACTAAATCTACGTCACACATATTCTGTCCACCCATAGCCCAGCCATTAAACGGTCTTTCATATTTTGTTGGATCGCAGAAGTCTTTCATTTGTTGATACCAATCTTCTGCCTGTGCGTGATTCTCACCTTGTAGAACGTTTAAGAACTTACAAGCACCTGTACGATGTTTGATAAAGTATTCATTGTTGTATTTGGTAGCGGCAACAGCTTGTTCATAACTAGCAATGCCACTGTTCTTGGCACCCACTGGACTGCGTCCAACCCATGCTGGAATATCAAGTACCATGCCGTAATCCATTAAGGCATCCATCCAAGCTAATACTTGTTCACGTTTCTTTTGTGCCGCATCTAGTTTTGCTTGAAAAAGTTTAACATGGTCAATTTTAGTATACTTGACATTTCCGTTCTTGTCTGTTTTAGGATCACCAGTTGGGTGTAATTGTGGAACAAGTTCAACACCCTTGGCAACTGCTTCTGCCATGCGTTGTGCTACTTCCTCACCTACTGGATCGTTCCATTCACCTTCCCACACGCCTTTACCAATTTGGAAACCTCCAGAGTCGCCTAATACCCAACTAGTTGAGCGATCTCTATTGCGAAACATATCTTCGCTTGGATCTGGCTTAGTCAAGTCTAAGTTAGCGTGTCCAGCTGAATACAAACAATGGTCAAAGTAAAATGTCGCATTGGGATTCAAATAGTTCATGGCTTCAATGCCTAGTGGTCCAAAGCTGGCAGGTATGCGAGCAGGGTCTACATAGTTATTGTAGCGTTGCTTTCCGATATACGTACTATAAAAGCCAGATGTTGCCGGCAAAAAGTAGGCATAATCATTTTGATGTGCGGTTAAATTTTTATTCATCTGTTAAGTAATCGTTATGCTCTTCGATCCTCCAAATATGGATGTTTTGAGGTACGTTGCCTTTCTTCTCAACGTACCCAATCCTAACATCCACATTTAATGTTCCAAGATCGGACATAAGCTCATTAACTTCTTTTACAAGGTCCTTGAGCTTAATGACTTTTGACTTTACATTGTCGTCTTTCATTTGCTCTGTGCTGGCAATATATAGTTGTATTCAACCATGCCACTATCCACAGTAATCATCATGGCGCCAGCATCACTAATCTTCATGGTCTTGTCGCCTGCTAATCCTAGAATTTGCATAACCTGTTGTACAGGCCAAGACCAGGTGCCCTTCAGTTTTCCACCTGCCGGAGATTGGAATGTGAATTTGCCTGCGTGTGTGCTAGCATCGCCAAAGCTAACAATTAAATCGCTGTTTTCTGTTTTAACTTGGAATACAGTTTCTTCTGAGTGTGCTTGACTTTGGAACTTTAAACGTTGGATGCTGGCAACTGCTGGCTGAAACTCAATATCCCAAGCCGCACCTTTAAACTTTACAGTCTTGAGTTTTTCGTTAATAATCTCTGTACTCATGAAACGGTAGTCATTGTGAAAGTCGCCAGTGGCGTTTTCAAAATGCATAGTAGTTGGGATTTCTGCTCCGTTGCGTTGTTGTCGCACAACTTCAATCTTGGCATTGTCTTTGTACTCTGGACACTTCAAGTGAATGTTAAGTTTGTCCAAGTTGGGCATACCAAACGTGCCTTGAAATTCTTCAACTGGCATGTGAGTTTTTGCTGTTAAAATAACACTACGGTCTTCGGCCATAGATTCAATGTTAGTTTCTTCAATTGTTCCTGAGATTTTAATGATAGGTAAAAATCCTAGAGCGTGTGTATGTGTTACGATGTCTTGTAAAATGTCTTTCATAATGATTCCTTTGTGTTAGTATATAGGTATTTAGGTCAGAAGTCAAATAATTTATTAAAAGTATTTGTCTGTTCGGTTGATCTGACGTCCCAATTAAGAACGCCAATTAAATTTGATAGTTTATTATCAATAATTGTATTTTCCATTTCTTCGTGATTAAAAGGTAAGTCTTTAAACCACTGTGGCAAACGCAATTCATCTACGGGATAGGCTACACTGGTAAATCCTAGCGGATTATCTTTCAGTTTACAAACAATGACTTTGGCACCGTCTGTAATCCCCATTGAATATTTGTCTCCAAACATTCGTTTTAGTGTATTCCAGTTAATACTTGCTCTGACATGCCCTGGCATATTTGCCTTGCCTGCTTTGGCTTCTTTGTTTTGATAGTCTGTAATGTTGTTGGCACGTTTGGGACTACCTTTCTCCCACCCTGGACGTACTTTAAAGTTGGTTCTAAAGTCAGTGATAAAATCTAATACATCACGTTCCGCTTCTCCAGTTAGAACTTTTTCCAATACATCGCTTAAGAAGTTTTGAATAAATTCAGGAGTATCACTGCGCTTGAGATCCAATCCCATGGCTTTGATTTTACCAGGCTTGTCATCTACGTCAAGGCGCTTGCCTTCTTTATCATAGTACAGCACAGCATAACGTTTCTTAGTAATGAACAAACCTTTACTAGCAACAAGCTCACGACCTGCTTTGATAACTTCCCCACGACTTTTAGGACAATGAAACGAGTCCTGCATAAACTTGGGAAATGTATTGTTAACCTCATTGCTCACTTGGTCATACAACTGTATTACAGTTTCTTTTGACCACGGGATTTGACCCGAGTCGATATCTTTCTTAAGCGTCTTATAAGCACTAAAATAACAACTATCAGTATCACCGTATATAATAGCTTTTCCACGATAATCAAACTCCCCAGTAATAATCTCATTAACTTTGCCAGCCATGTGCTTAACAATCTGACGACCTGTCAATGTAGTGCTTTGTCCAATACGTTTGTCATAGAATCGACAATGCGGATTAAGAATAGCACCGTACAAACTGTTCAGGTTAATCTTCTTGACCAGCTGACGTTTATCCCAATATTCTTCTTCTACCTTATTAGCTGCCTTAATAGCATCTTTAAGTTTGGCCTGCATGTCTTTACGTTCACTATACCAACGCTTTAGCAAGCCTGGAATAATACCTTCTTTTTCATAAGTGAAGATTGTACCATTGGCACTGATCAACAAACTGGCATTGCTTTCAAAAATCATCTTGTACACTTCTGCCGCACTCAGTAACTCACTGCGACCATCTTCCCAGTCCACAGTAATTTCTGTGCCAATTTCTTTATTCATAATGGCAGTATATTCTACACTACCAAACATACCTTCCCATGCTGCCGCAAAGCTCTTGCCTTTGTTTACAAGATTATCAATATACTCCTGTGTTTTTTCTTGCCGCAGTTGACCCACAATAGTTTCGGGCCCCATGTTCAATGCTCTAATAGCACTGGGATACAGACTGTTAATGTCCAAGGAGCCAATCCATTCGTGTATGCCTTCTTTGGGATAGGCAACATAGGCTCCAGCGGCACCTTCATTTTCTTCATTGTCATTTCTGCGTATCTTGTTGGGCACTTGAAAGCCACGACGATGTGCTTCGTTAATAATGGCCTGTTCAGTTACAGCCACAGCACCCATAGTTGTTTGGATCAACACAGTACATTCGTGTGCCAATGTATTAGCAAGATCCAAGAACTTTAACTTCTTATCTAGTTTATCCAACAAGGCAGTATCCTGTCTGTTGTAAACAACAAACTTACGGAAGTCATTATTGTATAGTTGATCCAGGGTGCCTTCGTAGACAGTTTTAGTTTCGCCAATTTCCATCTCACCAATAGCATCTAGTCGATAAGTGTGGCGTTCTTCATATGTGTATTTGCGGTACAGTTCAAGACTGTCCAAGTGTACACGACCAATTAGGTCATATGTTGTGGCGGTTTTACCATACTTTTCAAATTCACGTTTCTTGGGATATTGATCCCATAGACACATTCTGCGTGTGTCATCTTTACTGAGCACTTTAGTAATACGATTGACAGTGTAGGGCATATCAAAGCCTTCGCTGTTCCAACCGCTGAGAACATCAGCATCTTGTATTAGATTTAAGAATGTGTCTAGTAAATCTGCTTCGTTGTCAAAGATATGTGTGTTTGGTAAATCTTTAACAAGTTCTTCGCCTTGAGCTACAGTCATGCCTTTTGGAGGCATAGCAAGACATACCAGTGTATCTAACCACTGTAAGTGAACAGCAATCGCAGTAATTGGCATGAACGCATCGTCTGGACTTGCGTAGCCGCGTTCCGGATCAAAGTCCACTTCAATGTCCCAGAAAGCGACATTTAGCTTGGGTGCGTCTTGATTTATGTAATTTTCACTTAGACATGCCACGACGGGATTGATATCCGCTTCGTAGAGTTTCTTTCCATTGTTTATTTTTAACTCTTTATGGAAATCTTTAGAGTTTCTACAGACAATGCGACTTAGTGGATCACCGTAAATTGATTGAAATTTACCACGGGAATCTTCGTAATAGAAAGTATAACGTACAGGGAATTCTTTGAACTCTCTGTTACCGTCTTTGTTTCTTTCTACCACTCGCACAATGTCAGCATTTCTATCAAAGTATGCGTCAACGTACAAATTTTTTCTCCTATGCGATTTAAGGCTCGCAAATACCAACGGATCAGTTATGGCTGATCAAACCCTTCTCTTACATATTTATAAGTCTAATATAGCCCACTATGTCAATAGTGACTAACAGTATATAGTTGGCAACCATGCCTGTACTCTTGCGAGTCCAAGCGGCCCATCCAAAGATAGCACATTGTACAATGAATATTGGGTATAGATAAAAGAACAGTGGATCGGTTGCCCCGGCTGCTAGCGTTAGCGAACACCCGAGGCTCATAAACCATGCTGTGATTTCCAATGTAAATCGGGTGGGCCATTCTCTGTAGTCTCGCCTTGCCCAATTAAAAATGCCTTTTAAAAAATCCATTAATCTTTCGGCAAGCGTCCAGTTACACCAAGAATCATTTCAATTTCGTTCCAATCATTTTCATGATCTCGCCAATTGTCTTTGTGAGCAATGGTTATGGCTTTGTTAATAATGCTGGGTTTTACATCAAGTTCTTCTGCTACTGCTTTAACAGTTTCTTTTAAACCTTCTTTGAGATCTTCAATTTCTCTCAAAACAGTCGAACCTTCGTTAATCAAACGTTCTAATTTGGCTTTTTCCTCAGGTCCATACATGCGTGTTGACATTTAACTCTCCTTAAAATGTAATTATACAGTAGTTATCGTTGTAAGTCAACAACACCAAAATTAATATTGTTCAAACACATTGACTGTCTAGCTCGAAAATAGTATAATAACGCTATGAAGAAACTTTTATTACTGTCAATGTTTGCCGCTCAATTGGCCAGTGCTCAGACTTTTCACGATTGGGATAACCCCAGTAAAAAGTTTGACCTTGGTAATACTACTAAATCATTTAACATCACTGTTAAGTCGACAGATGATGTACAAAAGATATGCGAAGCAGAAAGTAAGAATAGAGGCCACGGCGGCTTTGGGTTTCAAGTAAACAGTTGTGCCTTTTGGAACACTGAACAAACTGAGTGTACTATCGTAACACCCAAACGATCCAGCATGCACTTGCTAGGACACGAATTGCTACATTGCCTAAAAGGTAACTGGCATTAAAAAAGCGCCTTGCGGCGCTTTATTAGAATCGGAAAGCTGATCTAATTCGTTTAAGAATTTCGTCGTCTTCGGATTTAACATCTTCGAAAGTTGACCTATCAACATTGGGAGCACCTGCTGAAATTGGACCTGAAGATGGCCTTGTTCTGCTCCTATCTCTGGCATCGCCTTGAGCTTTAATTAATGCCGCAGCCGCTTCTGGATATGCTGGATCCCCAGGGTTTACGACCTTACCATTGAATGTGATAGGACCATCTGGTTTGCCCATTCGTAAAGTACCATCTACAGATTGTTTAGATTGAGTACTTGTACTTGTGTTTGTACTTGTTCCGCTTGTACTTGCGGGTACGCCAGCTGCCGGACTTGCTGCCTGATTGCTAGTACTAGCTGCAGCCACTTTATCTAATCCTTTTAACGCACTTTCTAATCGTGTTTTTAGTTCAGGAGGTAACTGAGCCATCATGTCAGTATTTTTCTGATATTGTAATATTACAGCCATGTGCTTCTTGATAAGTTCTTGATCAGCAGGATCCATCGAAGGAAGTTCATCGTCCTTGAATGTATCATACAAAGCCTTGCCCACATCGTATGCGGTCCATGCTGCCATGCCTGCTCCTACTATCAGTGCCGCAGGCCCAGCCAACGCAGAGGCTCCAGCCCGCGCCGCAATTTTCCTGCCAATACCCGAGGCCCCGCCCAGCTTGCTGGTAAACTTAGCTAACTTACCTGGTGCAGTAGGCGACCCAGATCGGCCTCCTAGTCCAAAAGGATCATTGGCGCGACTAAGAGCAGGATTAGGGTTTCGAGCCATTGCCATTCTAGCTTGTGTGCCAGCATCACGTACTCGACCGCCTGAATTGGGCGGCACATATATGTCTGCTTCAACTAGTAGACTCCAAATCTCCATTTGTTCTTGTAATGTAAAATTAGAAATATTTTCTAGAACTAGCGCATCGTCAGGATGTATACTTTCTGATTTGATTTTATTTTTTGCGAGAATGGCTTCGATTGCCTTGATTGAATTTTCTAATTCTGTAGTATTAGTTGTGTTTACTTTAGATCCTGCGCTTTGACCTGCACCAGCTGTAGGTTTTGCTCCACCCACTGGATTACCAGTCTTAGGATCATACCCTAACGCAGTCATTCTTTTAACAAACTCTGGGTTTCCTAAACTTACTGTACCGGGGCCTTGACCCGGCTTAACATTATAGGCATAAGCCAATCCTGCAATGTTTGCGTACTCGTCTGTACTAACCTTGCCGCTTAAACTTCTAATAGCCGCTGTAGTTAATGGACCGTCTTTTCCATCTAAATCTAACTTTTGTCCGTGTTTTGTATTTAGGTAGTGCTGTATAGCTTTAGTTCCAGGATTGGCCGGTCCTACTTTACCTGCTGCAGGACTTGCGGATTGTCCACCTGGTTTTGTAGTACTCCCTGCTGCGTTAGCAGACATGGCTTTACCTAGTTCAGCATCGGTACGATCTACATTATCACCGTATTCTTTTTCTCGAGCCGCCTGTGCGTTAGCAGACATGGCTTTACCTAGTTCAGCATCGGTACGATCTACATTATCACCGTATTCTTTTTCTCGAGCCGCCTGTGCGTTAGCAGACATGGCTTTACCCAGTTCAGCGTCATCTCTATCTGCTTGATTAGGATCAACTTTTTGACCAGTTGGCGCTGCCAGTTTATCCACGGCCTTTTGTGCGGCACCTAATGCTTGTATAACAGCTGGATCATCTATATCTGCCAGTTCTGCCATTAACGATTTAATTTCAGCAACTTCACTTTGATACTTACCCGCTGTTACACCTGTTGCTGGATTTCTAACAGGTTCGCCTGTGCCCAGTGTCACTTTTTCGTACAACTCATAGCTAAAACTTTCAACTAGTGTACGGGATATAGATCCGTCGAATGAAATAGACTCCATAGTGCTGCCACTAATCTTGGCCACTAGGTCATTTAATCTTTTTAATCTAGGAGCAACAAACGCATCACTGCTTTGTTTACCCTGTACATTGGCACTTTGTTGTTTTACAGCACTTGATGCTTTGTCGTTGGCAGCTTGCGAATCTTTGTCTAGGCCAAATTTACCTGTACCTATTAAGCCACCTAGTGCTGAAGTCTTTGCTGTACCTGGTACTAATCCTAGTTTTGCCAATGATTGTGTATCAGCTTCTCTTGCTGTTGCGGAAATGTCATAGTTACTCTGCCCACGATCGCCCGATGGCATACTCTGTTTTCTAACAAAGTATCCGCTTACAGGATCATACAGACCGGGCAGGTTTTCCTTCCATGCTAGGTCGTTTAAAATACCAGCACGTTTTTGTTCGTCTTTTTCTTGGCCAACAGCAGCCTGTATGTCTTTCATAGTTATGGCTTCATTTAAAATCTGTCTAGATTCAATCTTGTCCATTCTAGCTATAAGTGCTTTCAAGTCCATATCAATTCCTAATAATATACATGCTCACTTCTAGTGTGCCTTCCGGGGCACGACTCCCAAACACTCTAGGGCAGCAGCCGCCCCACACCAGTAACGCATAACGTCCTAAGGTAGTGTGTTACTTGGGCACACAGTTTGGAACTGTCTTGCCACCTTTTTTCTTTGTACCTACAGGCTTGTAGCCTTTCCAACAAGGATTGTCCTTGGGATCTTTTAATCCTTCGATTACCTTGCTTGCTAATTTTGTTGCTTTCTGTTTAGTTCGATCCGCACTTTCGGCAAATTCTTGCTCAACAGTTTTAAAATACTTACCAATCATGCTGGGCTTTGCGCCCACTGCCACATTCAATACTGGACTAGTAACAGTTTCTCTTGCTACTGGTTTGCTATGATACACAGCAATACTTTCTGCTTGCGTCAATCGATTTGAAGGGCCTTGCCCTTCTTTAATTACAGATACAAAACGTTTCATATCGTTAACGCCAACTACCGCAGGTTTTGAATCCACGCGGTCCAGCGTTTGTAGAATTTTCTTCATGTCCATGATACTAATTAACGTTTAATGCCTGCGGCAGTAAGTGCATCGGCTCTATCTTTATAACCTTTAACACCTGGCTTAATATCTTTAGCTGACTTGCCAATAGCAGCTTTTACTTTAGGGGAAGCATCGCTTGCGTTAACATGCTTCATCGTAGTTTTTTCTTGATGACTGGCTTCATACATACTGCCACATTCTTTCATACCATGTATTGGACAGCTTTTGCCTCTAGCAGTGTGATTACATTTGCCTTCGCCAAGTGCCGCACTTGCTCCTGCTTTCTTTAGATCTTGCGGTGTGGCTCTCATACCGGGAACAGTAGTTTTAGCAGTAGCAGCAATACCAGATCGCTGTGGCGCACCACTTATTGCGGTTTCTTTAACTTTAGCAAATGGATTTTTCTTTTTGTCAGCAATAGCCTTCTTCATTGGCTCTTTCTTGTTGCCGTCTTTATCCATATCTAAGAAGTCTGGCTTCTTGCCTTCTTTAAATGTTGGATTGGTTGGCCCTGGAGTTTTAGCACTCCAACGCTTGCCTTTGTGTGGACCCGAAGTTACAACAGGATACTGACCGTCTTTGCCTTTTGGTGGAGGAGCACTAGCACCATCTGGATTCATAGGAGCCATCGATTCTTTTACTTCTTTATCTCTGTTGTCAAATTTCTCGCTGTCTTTCATGCCCCATGTTTTGGCACTCTTTGGACTTTGCTTTAGTTTTGGAGACTGTGATTTCTTCTCAGCGGCTGATTGTCCTTTAGCATGGCTTGCTTTGCCTTTGCCTGATTTCTGTTCAGATTCGCCGTCATCTTTGTAACTGGTATTAGTGTGCTTAACACCTGTTGATGTTTTTTCTAGTTCACCAGTGCGAGTCTTTTTCTTATCGCCTACTTTAGCTTTGTCATCGAAAGTTTCGTCTAAATCTTTTTGATTTTTTTCTTTTAACTTTTCTAACTTAACTTTAGCTTCGGTTAGTTTCTTTTTGAATTCTTTGCGTACAGCTTCGGTGTACATGTCAGAATTTTCAATTTTGCTACCGTACTCACTAAACTTCATTTCGTATTCTAAATAGTGAAAAACGCTGGCAACATAATCAGCTGCTTTAGTAATTTTAGCTTGTACCCAACCTTCAAGTTGGTCACCATCTTGGATCATTTTAAATAGCTTGAAGCTATAGTTGGCTGTCTTGTAAAGATCGGCCCTGGCCATTGCGGCTTCTTGATCATCTGGATGAGGGTGATTCATCATATTCATTCCTGGCATAGTAGTAAACTCCGTTGTTCTAATATTTATCGTTTTATTGCAGGTCCGCCGAACAAACTAACTCCTGTAGCCTTGTTGGGATCAACTGCTTTTACCTTGGGTTGCGGCGGTGCTTTTGTGCCGCTTTTTCCAGGGCTTCCTATATAGCTTCTTTTACCCCGGGCTGGACCTGGACTAATGTGTGGATTTACCACTGTGCCTATGTTAGCAGTACTTGTAGCACCTGCTGTAGCACTTTCTTTCATGGTTATTTCACGTATTTTCATATCAAGACTCGAATAAATCCAATGCTATATTCCAATGCGCCACACGATCTTCTAGACCAATAGTTCCACCGTTAATACGTTTACTTAACAACACAATGTCACCCTTGTCACAAATAGCGTTAAGTCCATTCTTGTGCCAAAACCAGCAGGCACTCAGTGTGGCATAAGCTGGTTGTCTTAGCAAATCTGGATTTTCTATTAGACAATCGTCGCCAAACAACTCTCTGCTACAACGTGTATAGTTATCACGCCCTGTGATTTGTAGTATGCCACGTCCTCTAAACTTCCAACCATCACCACTTTGTTCGTTTCCGTTGGCCATACGACTAGCATATATACGATTGGCAATCATTTCAGGTTTGCGTTCATATTGTGCTGCCAGAGCATCTGTTGGAAAGTACTTGCCAAATAAACCACGTAGTCCCTTGGCACTGTAGTTTAAGTTTTCCTGTAGCACAGTGAAGTCTAAACTTTCGTGTTGACATTGTGCGATGAATCCTGCCACGCGAGCAGGTGTTGTAATTTCAAATGCTGGAAAGTGTTCAGCAAATGCTTCATACCACATTTGTGGATTTTTATTTTTATGTATACACTCAGCTAATTTTTCTGGTGTAAATTCAAATTCAAAACTCATTTTTCTCTCCCTGATTTCATATTGGCCATCCAATGGGCTAGTTGACCTTTTCTGCCACCTTGCTTGGCAACCTTGCGTAATGTACTTATGCTAGCCTTGGTTGGAACTCCGTGACGTTTGCTGTCACCTTTGTCTTGCGGATTTTTGCCATCCGCAAAGTTTTCTTCCAAGTCAACAGCATCATCTTTAAAAAATTCTGGATACTTTTTATTAAAGTGTCTCATTATTATGGCAGCTTGAGCATTTGCTTCGTTTTCTATTTCGCTACCAGTACCGCCGCTATTGACATCTAGTCTGTGTTCTGTATTTTGTTTAAAGTGTATAAGTTCGTGTGCCAGTGTTCTTAATATATCCAATGCGTGTCTGTTTTCTATAGCTAGATAGATTATTTGTTCACTGTCATCGTATTTTCCAAAAGTGGGTTGCTCGTGATCTATAATAATCTTTTCTAATTTGATTTTAGGCAACTTCTTTAATGCCAGTGCATGCATGGCCAAGGGTAAAAATTTTGTAAATGCAGTCATCAACTGCGGTTTGTTATCTGTATCTTCAGACACTCCACTGTATCCTGCGTCTGCGCCGTAACTGCCAGCAGGCCCAGGACCTGCTACAGGTTTCTTAGGAGTAATATAGGCCTTGGGTTTTTTATTATATTTCTTGGCTCTAACACCTTTTTTATGTTCGTCTACGATTTGGTGAGCTTTCATCGGGGTTGCTCTCCAGTCATATAGGGCAAACTAAACCATAACTTGAACCATTCAGCATCACCGGGTCTAATATTGTTCTTACGCATTATTTCAGCTTTCTCTGTGCCGCTTTGACCAAACGATTCGCCATAGCTGACCTGTTGCCCACGATATTCATGTAGTCTGGCTTGACCGCCAAGGCCGCCAAGGCCTGATAAAATTTTAAGTTCTTGTATGGGGTCAGCAGGATCAAGATAGCAGTCATCAGGACTGTCTCGATTCAAGTCATGGCTAGTGACCTTGTACTGCTTCATTTTAGCGTGGCCTTTAACATCCAGCCGTGTTTGCGATGTGCGTCCATTCTTCCAGCAACAAAATCACTGAAGCCATGTTCGCCCATTTGTTCGCTTAGGTCGAACACCATCTTTAAAATTTTAACTATTTTTTCGTTATCAGTTAACAATTCAATAACCATTTGTTTGCTATCTAGGATTTCTGTTTCGTCTTCGATTTGCGTCAGCATACTGAATCGTTGTAGACTAGATGGTGCGTAAGTGCCTAGTGCTCTTAGTTCTTCGGCAAACGTATCAATGCTGCCATAAACTTCTTGATAGATCCTTCCAAACAATGAATGAAACGATTCGAAAAACATTCCTTCAACGTTCCAATGAAAGTTTTGTGCTTTTAAGAAAAAGCTAAATTCAGTGGCAAATGCTATCTTAGCCGCCTTTTGTAATTCTTCCATTATTATTTCCTTGTCTTTTTAAATCTTTTGAATATGTGAAACTTTTCGCTAACTGGCTGCGTCTTAGGTTCTTCTTTCTTAGGAGGATTTAACAATTCCTGTCCACGCTTGCGACTTGCCGCACTTTTAGCTTGTTGACGATCCCATGCTTTACTTAGTTTAGCGGCAGCACTCATGCGAGCAGTCTCCGACATGTCTCGCTCAGGTTCTTTTGTTTTCTTTACAGGTTTAGCTTTTTCTTTATCTGCTTTTAGTTTGGCCTTGCTGGCCTTGTCAGCTTCCTTGGCCGCCGCCTGATCCAAGTATGGAGTTAAGAAATGTTTAACAACGTCAAAGAAAGGACGACCAGCAACACGAGTATCAGCAGGAACTCCAGCAGCACGTTCAAATGCTGCTCGGTCATTGGCTGCTACTGCTGCACGTAAATCTGTTGCGCTGGATATACGTGCCGCTGGTTCCCACACAATGTCTCTAAACTTGTAATAGCCGTGAGGACCTTCTTTACCATTAGACTTTTGTAATGCTGGCACAAATACTTTTGAATCGTTTTCATCAGTTACAACATGTAGCGTCACAGCACCGTGATTTTTGTAAACCATTGATGCTAAAGTGAACCAACTTTGTTCCGCTACTAGATGCCCTTCGATTTCAGGCATGATAGTTTTCATTGCGTCAATCTTTACATTAAAAGGCAATGGGTCTTTTGGGCCTTGTGTGCTTTGATTAGTACCAATATACCATTCATCAAATTTAGATGCGGTGCTCCAGGCAGCTTTGTGGCCTTGATGTGGTGGATTAAATCGACCGAATATAATGCCCACGGACTTGTTTCTTGATTCGAATAGTTCTCTTAGTTTCATCTTAATTCTCGTCGTAGCGACCGTCTTCTACGTTTTTTGTTTCTTGCTCGTGTAACGCATTACAAATACCTTCGCACATGTCTTTTTCAAGATCCGGCTCTAGTCCTTCTACTTTAAAAGTGCTTTGATATGATTCGTAGGCTTTTTTAACCAGTCCTTCGAAAGCTCTTGGATGTACCGACTTTCCTGATTCTACATATTCTTTAAATTTGTTCATTACAGGAAAGTATTCCTTACGATAAAACTGAGGGTCGTTTTGCATAAAACAAACCAGATCATCTTTAAGATCGTAGCCTAATTGCTTCTTGTTAGAATCTGCGGGTAATAAATCGTTAATTTCCATAGCTGTGTACCAAATTTAGCAGGGACAGCTTGTACTCATGAGAAGTCCCCTATCTCGTGTATTTATCGAAATAGGGGACTGGCTTAGGCTTTAATTACAGACTCTATCTTTGCTATTGACTCACCCATAAACATCCTGACCATGGTCAGTGTTTGATCGCCTTTGACGTAAAAGTAGCTGCCGCCCCAACTTGTGTTACGGGACAAACTGCGTTTAGCTGTTGGCGTCAGCTTTATCTTCTTGTTATTTTTACACCACTCTACAAAATTTGTATGATTTTGTTTAGTTTTACCCAGGAAAATTTTGTAATCAAAGTCTAGTTTTTTTACAATTACTGTATTGTTTGCTAATTCGGGATTAGCTTTGTTTGGTACACTGATGTATTTTACACGATCCGGATCAATTGATGCTAATTTTTCTAAGTTAACAGATACGTTTGTATAGACATTAATTAATGGGTGTTCTATTCGCAATTCGTAATCGGACAGCTTGAACATAACATTGTGTAATGTTTTACAATACTCTAAATCCTTGGGTGTTTTGATCTTGAGCCAGACTGGGTATTGTTCGGGGTCCGCTAGTTCGCCAAATTTACTTGACACAAATGTCAAATCATTGCCTCTAAACCAATTGGCCACTGGACAAACAAGTACAATTTTGTACTTGTACTTGTTCATAAAGAGCTTGGTAGTATCTTTAATCTTGACTGATTTTGGCAGTTTCACTTAGTGGAATCCTTGCTACCTTTGGCTTGGCAATCAACAACAAGTTATCGTTTTCAACAACAATACTCAATGCCCCGCCGCCCTTTAGCTCTCCAAACAACATTAGTTTAGCAAGTGGCCGCTTGATTTCTTTATCGATTACTCGCTGTAATGGCCTTGCGCCCATCTTGGCATCAAAACCTTTTTCAATCAACCAATCAATTGCGTCATCACTAATCTTGATGCGAATAGCTTTTTCTTTGATTTGTCCTTTAAGCTCAACCATGAACTTACCAACAATTTTAATCATTGTTTCTTTAGTCAGCTTGCCAAACGTAACAACACCATCCAACCGATTACGGAATTCTGGAGCAAAGAATTTCTTAAGATCTGTATCGCTGTAATCTTTATCTTGCTTACCAAAGCCAATGGCATTCTTCTCACTTGCTTGTGCGCCAGCATTTGTGGTAATAATAAGAATTAGATTACGACAATCTGCTTGTTTTCCATTTGAACCTGTGATAAAACCATTGTCCATCATCTGTAACAAGATTGTTGACACATCTGGGTGACTTTTTTCAATTTCGTCTAACAGTAATACACAGTTGGGACTTTCTTGAATTTTTGTAATCAGCAATCCAGCATTTTCTTCAAAGCCCACATACCCAGGTGGACTGCCAATCAACTTGGAAAGACTATGCTTTTCTTGATATTCACTCATGTCAAAGCGGACAAGTTTAGTACCCAAGTGCTTGGCCAGTGCCTTGGCTGTTTCAGTTTTACCTGTACCAGTTGGTCCCATGAACACAAAGCTACCCACCGGTTTGTTTTCACTCTTCAATCCCGCCCGGGCAACTAGAATCTTGTCTACAATTTCTGTAATAGCAGAATCTTGTCCGTACACTTCTTGTTTCAATTGACTTTCCAGGTTAGCAAGATTTCCAGCTTCCTGTTCTGCGATTTGCTCTTCAGGTATTTGAATCAGCTTTGCCATTTCAAACTGTATGCTTGCTTCGTTGACAACTCGTTCATCGGCCAGCTTCAAATTAAATCTTGAGCAAGCTAAATCAATCAAGTCAATGGCCTTGTCGGGCAACTTCTTATCTGTTTGATATTTAACACTCAATTTGATTGAGGCCTGTAGTGCATCATCTTTAATTTTAACATTATGATGTTGCTCATAATATTTCTTAATACCCTTAAGGATTTGTAATGTTACTTCTGGTGTAGGCTCGTCGACAGTAATGCGTTGGAAACGGCGCATTAACGCACGATCCTTTTCAAAGTACTTGCGATATTCTTCCCATGTGGTGCTGGCAATAACTTTGATGTTGCCCTTACTCAACGCAGGTTTCATCATGTTGGCAAGATCATTTGATCCATTGCTGGCACTGCCAGCACCACTAATCATGTGTGCCTCGTCGATAAACAACACTGTCTTACCTTTCTTGCTTAACCCTTTAAGCACAGCTTTAAATCGTTCTTCAAAGTCTCCACGATACTTACTACCTGCTAACATTGCGCTAATATCTAAGTTGTATACGCTGTAGTCTTTCAAGAAGTCAGGAACTGCTCCGTTTACAATGTTGTGAGCAAGACCTTCAGCAATGGCAGTCTTACCAACACCGGGATCACCCACAAGGATCACGTTGCTCTTACTGCGCCTTCCTAATGCTAGGGCAATATTTTCTAATTCATCTATTCGACCAATAACAGGATCTACTTTGCCTTTTTTAACTTGTTCATTTAAATTTGTAGTAAATGCTTTTAGTGCTCGATCACTTTGTGTATCTTTAGGTTCGTTTTCTTCTTCCAACGGGGTTTCCACTTCATTATTAAGGTAATCTGCAAACTTGTCTTTGTCAATGTTTGCTTGCTGGATATAATAGTTACTCCAACTGCGCTTCTCACTCATCATGGCAAGAAATACATCGGTAGGTTCGATACGTTGTCTACCGTTGAATAACACCTGTGTAAACGCACGATTAAGTACACGTTCCACAGTTTGTGTTTTGCGAGGCTTGATGTCAGTGGTTACACCAATTATTTCGTCGCATTTGGTCTTGAGATAATGTTCCAGATTCTTTTTAATATAATCCGGATCGGCTCCGTAACCTGTTACACAGTTGGTAAAACTTTCTTCACAGAGCATGGCAAACAGCAAATGCTCAATGGTAAGATACTCGTGTTTTAATTTTTTGGCAACATCTATTGCTTTTTCAAACACTAGTTGTAATTCGGTGCTGGGTTCTACCATTACGTTTCCTCTGTTTTTTAATTGCTAAATCTAGCTTTAATTTACTTACTTTTGATGTAAAACATATACCATCTAGATGATCTAACTCGTGTAGGAAACATCTGGCATCAATGCTATCAAGTCTTATTATACAGGTATTTTTATCCCTGTCAAGGAATTCGACTACAATATGGTATGGTCGTTTAACTGTAAAGAACAATCCAGGATAGCTTAAACATCCTTCTTCGTCTTGTTCTAGCTCGTCACTCACGGCAATAATTTTGGGATTAAACACTGCAAATGGAGTAGTAACATTGGCCAAGTGTCTAGTCATTATCACAAACACTCTAGCTTCCACGCCTACTTGGCAGGCAGCAAGTCCTATGCCATTGTTTTCGTACATTATTCTAACCATTTCTTCTTCTAGAAGATGTGGATCCATTACTGGATTTTCAAAGTCGAAATTGGGTAATACTTTATCAAGTATTGGATTTGGATGTGTTATTAATTTCAGCATGGATTTTTTCTAATTTATCTTTTAGTATAGTGTCTGTTACAACGGGAACATTTAATCTTGTGTGAACAATCAAGTTTCCTTTATAACCACTATTTACGTTCCTAAACCCCATGCCTCTAGATAAAAACTCAGTGCCTGGCTGAACACCTGCTTGTATATTAATACGCACAATGTTGTCATCCAATGTAGTAATATTTTTTGTACATCCAATCATTGCTTCGATAGGGCTGATATCTAAGAACGCAACCAAGTCGTCACCGCGCCTATCGTAATCTTGACTGGCTTCTACCATTATAGTTACGTTGAGATCACCTTTTGGCAAGTTAGGTATGGAATCATCGCCCATACCTCCATACCTAATCACTTGACCGCTTTCTATGCCGGCAGGCACTTTGATCACGACGTTTTGATTTTTACCGGAAGGCAATGCGTAATTGGCCTCCATGTCGGCGCCGGTGTACGACTGTTTAAAAGAAACAGTACATCTAATATTTAGATCTCTGTTCTTTTGTCGAACACGTTGTTGTCTGCCAAACATATCTGCGAAAGGATGTTGTCCTCCAAACATTTGGGCAAATGGATCGAATGGGTTGCCTGTGTGGAAATGGAACTGTGTTCCTCCACCTCTGCGCTCGGCATCGTACTGCGATCTCTTGTGGGGATCGCATAGTGTGTCATAGGCTTGACTGATAGATTGAAAAGTAGTAGTGTCACCGCCACGATCGGGATGATGTTTCATAGCCAATTTTTTGTAGGCTTTTTTTATTTCATCATCACTTGCCGTTTCGGTAACACCTAAAGTTGAATAATAGTCCATAGTACATTATATAGCACACAGACTAAAAAGTCAACTATTCTCTTGGCGGCATGTAGTCGTCATCAACCGGACCAATATTAGCAGGCTTACCTACTGTGGGCATTGGCTTACCTACCGGTGTTGTCCCCCAACTCGGTGCTGGTGCGTAATTTGTGCCTGCTGTTGAAGGTGCGCTTCCAAACCCGCCTCCGCTAAAGCTACTTGGTGCTGTAGAACCAAAACCGCCGGAGTTGCTGGAGCCTCCTGATTGTGGTTGGCCAAATGTTGAAGGCCCGCCCTGAAATCCTGTTGTTGATGTTTGTATTCCGCCATTGTTGGCTCCGCCTAGTTTTTCTTGTGTACGACCAAAGGCCGCAATACCTAATACTGCACCCATGGCAATGTGGAATAGTCCAGCACCTTGAAGTGTCAGTGGCATCCATTGAGTAATTGGAGATTTAGTTGCTGTTTGTAGCAACGACCATAGGATTGGAAATATAACCATGTCCATCATACAGACTAACATGTACATCCAACCCATAGCTGGCCGCCATTTTGAATTCATCCAATCTTCTTTTTTTGTCTCGCTTGCGCTTAAAACTTTAACTTCTTCTGACATGGTTTTCGCTCCTATTTGTCTTTTATTTCTTAGCAATCATTGTTTGAATTTTTTCCTGAATTGCTTTAGCCCAGAAAGGCTGCGGAAAATTCCATCCTACAAATGCTCCAACGGCTACCCATAATAAAATATCTAACATAACCTTCTCCTTAGAAAAACAAATACAATCCATTAAGACTTAATAATATTCCGAATGCTGCCACAGCAAAACTTCCCCAGAACATGGCCACACTAACCGCAAGAATACTTGCTGATAGAACAACGATTGCTAACTGGTAGGCTGTACTTGCGTACCCAATCCAAGGCGATGACTTTTTAGCTTCTTCGCGAGCTGCTTCCATTTCTCTTGCTTTGACGGCAATTTCTTTCTTGTCAGCATCCATGCGTTCTTTCTCTGCCATGAACTCTGCTTTAATTTTTGGATCAGCTGTTGTCTTAGCGGCAATTTCGTAGCTGACGCCCCGACCTGCTTTGGCTTGATACTGTGCCCAGGTGTTGTTAGCACCCAGTGTATTGTTTAATACTGTGCTGGATAGTTTGCCACCGTACCATGCGTTAACTGCTAGTAACAAAGCAAATATGCTAATAACCATACCTGCTTTGTCTTTTAATTTTGCTTCACGTTCGCTACGTGAACCTACTGGCGGCTTGGCCGCATCTGGATCTTTTGGTGTTTTGTTTACTAAATTTAATACTGAATCTATTAATGCCATTTTATCCTTCTCCTGATTAATATACTACTATTTAATCAAAATCCGAATAAGTTCTTCTTTGGCTCTGTTAAGAACTTCTCTGCGATTGAAGCACCTTTAGCCCTGACGTGCGGATCTGGACTATGTAACATTTCGTTAATTAACGCAGTCTTGGCCATTTTATCCATAGTTTGATCTCTGGAAACAGACTTTTGAACTTCTAGATTAGTGGCGCATCCTGTTAATAATACTAGGGAGATAATTAATGCAATTTTCATTTTATGCTCTCGTATATTTTCTTTTGTGTATCGTACCACTCTTGCCACCCTTCCACTTTAGTTGAGCATTCGTAATACAACGAATAATTGTGTATTACAACTTTTAACATTTCTGTAATAGCCACTTTGTCACCGTCAATCTTTCTTAACTGTTCACACTTGTCTTTTAATACTTGAGGTGCTTCGGGAAACTTGGGTTTAACTGGAACAGTAGTAGTACACCCTGTTGCCAGAAATGCCAACGTTATAAAAAGAGCAAGAAAAAATAATTTTATCAATTTCATTTCTTACCCTCTGCTGCCTTGTTCAATTCAGTTGCTTGGTTATGTAGATCAATTATTTCTTTAGGTACAGGGCACTGCTCTATGTACTTGATAATTTCTTCTTTTTTAACAACTTCTCTATCTAGATACTGGGTAATGTATTCTGTCTTACCTTTAATAACTTTAGTTTTTTCAACTACTTTTGATTCAACTATTGTGTTAGTTTCTTGAGATTTTTGTTCAGCAGCTTTGACTTGTGCTTCTAGTTCTCTAATTTTTACTTGCCATTTTTCTTCGTTGCTGGCAGCACCTAAACACCATACACTTAACACTACAGCTAGTATACCGCTTATTTGAACAGGCAACTTATAATTTTTAATAAAAGGTACAGATCCTAGCACGAAACTTGCTAGTATTGCCAAACTACCAGCTATCAATAATGTGGACCAAAACCAGTCGGGTAGCAATCCTAACATCCAAGTTATTTGCATCATTAGATTTTCTCCAGGGCCACCGCGTTGCCTTCATTTTCAAAAATAAATGTATTACCGATTTTAGTAATATTATAATTTCCTATTACTTTTGTTAGATAGAGTATTTCGGCAATATCTGAATTTTCTATCATCATACGTCCTTGTACACTTTCGTAAACATCCTTACGTGGTCCCCAATTCTTAATTCGCATGGTCAATGGTGCAGTATATTTTTTAGAAAACGTAATACCGTCTGTATCTACATCTATACTTTCTAGATAACTTTTGTTAAAGAAGTTGGTAAAATTATTGACGCGACTTTCATGAATACGCATATCATATTCGTCAGGCGTGTTGGGAATAGTTTCTATCAAACTTTGCTCATCTACTGGTAGAGAGTGAAAACTTTTGTGATACCTAAACTTAAATTTGTCGATGCCTGTTAGCTTACCTACCCCGTCAAGGATTTCCATAATCTGTTCGCCTATACGTCGACCACGTTCGATCTCCACGAACACTTTGTATTTGCCATCGCTTAATTCGCCCGGTGTTGCGTCAGCATCCAATACGAAATCGTAGCCACGCTCTACAAAATTTACTAGGTCTTTAGCAGGCTCATGATCCTCCACGGTAAAGCTAACAACCACAATGTCTTTGTCGCTGCCCATTTTGCTAGCATAGCTATCAATTTCAAATATGTTGTCAACAAGATTTCGTAAATCTTCTTGACGTAGGTCTTCGTTAAACTGCTGGGACACTTGGAGCTCCTCCTGCTACTGGCGCTGCTGGTGCGGCGGGTTCTACTTGTGCGTTATCTGCCGGTTCTGATGGAGCAGGCAGTTGACCTTCTGTTTTGCCTATGCCCATGTGTTCTCTCATCTTGGTCATATAACCGTTGAAGGTATCTTCGACTAGTTTTCGTGGCATAACAATTTCTACCAACCATACTGGCTTACGGTCCAATTTACCCTTCTGGGTATTAGGTCGCAAGTCATCTGGCGTTTTAACTTGCCTAGGCTCTAGTAACATTGATTTTTTGTATCGAACTTTACAACCGTAGTCCAGCAATCGTTTGCCTGCCATAGGGTCGGGCATTTTGTCCATGGGCCACATAAAGCTGGCACTGATCCAGTGCCTCTCTAAAATAGGGCCTTCCGCAAGTTCGCCGTCTTGCCAATTTTTATATACGTACATATCCATTTCGTCAAGCACTCTTTCGAAATCCTTGAGTTGGCCTAAACTGGTATTAGCAGAATAGATGGACTCTACGTTTTTAATAACGTCTAAAATATCAAGCATATTTCTTCCTAGAAACTTCTACACTTATTTATCGAAGCGTAAATCATATCTTATCATATTACTTTTTGCCAAAAGTCTTAAATACTATGCGGGACTGTAGGAAATGGTCCCTACAGTCCTGCTTTACTAAAGTGGGAGAAACTTAATGAGTAAAAACCGAGTGAAGAAACGTTTTACCTCGAATGTTAACGTGATTGATTTCCATACACATGCGCCTCAAAAGAAGCATAGAGTAACGCTGTTGCCACGCAACAGAAACCAAGAGAATTATCTACACCAGCTACAAGACGACAGCAAAAGCATTGTTTTTGCCATCGGCCCAGCCGGCACGGGTAAAACTCTACTTGCTGTACAAAATGGTATTAAAATGTACCAGGAAGGCCTAGTGGATAAAATCATAGTGACCAGACCCGCAGTTTCCGTCGATGAAGATTTAGGATTCTTGCCAGGCACGCTAAATGAAAAAATGGCACCTTGGACTAGACCTATATTCGATGTGTTAGGTGAATATTATCAACAAAAGGATATAGAAAATATGCTTTATGAAGGCATAATTGAAATAAGCCCACTCGCATACATGCGCGGCCGCACGTTTAAGAATGCTTACGTTATAGCGGACGAGATGCAGAATGCAACTCAAAATCAAATGAAAATGCTATTAACTCGACTCGGTGAAAATAGCAGAATGGTTGTGACAGGCGATTTAGCACAGGCAGATCGTGTCAAAGATAACGGTCTTGTAGACTTCTGTAACTTGCTTAAAGCACACCCACGGTTAACTCATATAGAAGTAGTGAGGTTTGATCACAAAGACATCGAACGTCATGATGCTGTAAGAGAAGTACTTTCAGTATACGGAGATTAAAAAAAGGACCTTCGGGTCCTTTTTTGTTATTCTACTTGTGTGATCTCTACGCCTGATTTTTCGAGAAACGCGATGCCACCAGTATCCCGATAAGAGTTACGATATAGAACGTGCCCAATACCGCTTTGGTATATAAGTTTGGCACACTCCATACATGGAGCATGGGTAATAAACATAGTAGCGCCCAGACCACTGTTTGTACTTTTAGCCAATTTGGCAATCGCATTAGATTCCGCATGTAATACCTCTGGTTTAGTTTTTAATCGGTGAGAGATGATAGCGCCTGGAAATCCCGCATAACTATCTACAATCTCAACCTCGCAGTTGTTGTCCCAACCTGCGGGCATGCCATTATAGCCGTAACTGATCACGCTGTCATCCTTTACAATGACTGCACCTACTTTGAGTCTTTCTGCGTGACTAAGTTGGGCTGTGCGTTCTGCCCAATCCATATACAAGTCTATGAACTTTTGTTTCATTCTTCTAGCAGGTCAAGTTTGTTAGGCTTATCTTTCCACTCGGCAGCATCGGGCAGTGCCTCTTTCTTTTTAGTAATGTTAGGCCACTTTTTACTCAAACGCCTATTCAAGTCAGTCCATACTATGACATTTATAGTAGTGTCGTTGTCAGGCACAATAGCGTCAACAGGACACTCTGGTACACATACCGCACAATCAATACACTCATCGGGGTTAATTGCTAGAAAATTAGGGCCTTCGTAAAAACAGTCAACAGGGCATACTTCTACACAATCGGTATGTTTACATTTAATACAATTTTCAGTTACTAAGTAAGTCATTCGTTAATCCTTGCCAATCTAATAAGTGTTGCTGATAGGTTAATTTCGGCATCGCTTACCAAAGCATGATCCACTAGCCCTTGCTTGATAATCAACACGGCGCTGTCTCTCGTATGGTCGTCTTTGCCAAACAATTCAATGTTGTCATACATCCAGCGATAAATTTCTTCCATCTCTTCGGGACGAGCTTGGCTACACAAGATTTTACGTGCTTCATTAATCTTACCTTTCTTGAAAAGTGTGACCATTTCAATTCTGTAATCAAGTGTGCTTTCATCTGCCTCAGCACTTTGTAATTTTCCGTCTAAACTATTCATTTGTATATTGTTAATACATTTACGAAGGTCTGGATATGTTGCCTTAACAAACGTATCCAGTGTGTCTAAATCAAACTCGACGTTTTCTTCTACAAGAATAGTGGCTGCTCTGGCTGTAAATTCTGTAATATCAGTTTTTTCAATATGTAATTTTTGGCATCTGCTGTGTAGAGGTGTAATGATACGATTCGGATAGTTACAAGTTAGAATAAATCTAACGCTGTGACTGTAATCTTCCATCAAGTTACGTAACGCAGGCTGTACGCTAGTTGGATTAAGATAGTCTGCTTCGTCCAGTATGACCACTTTGAAATCGCCAAAGGGCATTGTTTGACAGAAACCTTCTAGCTTATCTCGCAACCAATCAATCTTTCTACCGTCTTTACTGGCGTTCACTGACATCACATCAGTATCTTGTACATCCAGCATGTTAACAAGAATTTTTGCCAAGGTAGTTTTGCCCACACCGGCATTTCCGCTAAACAGCAAATGCGGTATACTGCCTTCCTTAATCCAGTTTTCTATCTGTGCTTTTTGATGTTCATCTTTAAACACGTATCCGTCTAGCGTATTAGGACGGTATTTTTCAACCCATAGTTCTTTCATTCTTCGACCTTTGTAAATTCATAAACATCACAGGAGCGTATTTTATACACCACAAACTGTGTAGCATCGCGTAGCGTGGGAAACAACTTCGTCGTTCTCGTTCCGCCAATCATATAATACTTCACTCTCCACATTAAACCAACTCTTCAACAATGCCAAGTATCTCTGCCATAATAAGACAAACACCTGCCATTAGTAAATTGCCTGTAATCAAACAGCCGCCTGCTACAATACGAATGGCACTCTTTACAAGACTAACATAAAAATGTCCCTTGCTTGTATCTTTGGGTTGTATTTCCATTTTTAATCCTTTAAAATTTCATCTACAATTATATCACTGCCCGGGAACGTAGTTACATGATATTCAGTTTCTCCTATTAAGAAATAACTAGTCCAACTGCGTTGATTGTTTGTTTCTTTGAAAGGCTCCATTACCGATAACAGTAATAGAATTTGTTCCTTTTCTTTGCCCTCTAATGTTTTAGTAGGTGGGCCCAAAACTTTGCGTAAAAACGCTTGGGCTTGTTCTTGAGACATTTCTTTCATTCTCTTATTATACAGAAAAAGAAAGGGTCTGTCTAGACCCTTTGAGTTATTTGCTCACAAAAGGAGCCAACTCCGGCGGCACCCACCCTATGGGTTTCAATACCTTACCGTCTTCTCGTTTACGCACTTTACCAGTGTCTCGATCAATTTTGGCAAAGTTAGTAGTCATAACTTCTTTCCATGCGCCTTCAGCATCCCACCCAGCACTGTGGATAGCACCAATGGTAACAACTAAAATATCAATAAGTGCATCTAGTGTTTCAACATCGTTAGGCGCATCTTTGAGTTCTTTGTATTCCTCATCGATCAAATCCATATACATGTCAAACTGTGCTTGATCTCCGGTGACACTTTGATCGCAAGCCCGCATAAACTTTTCTTGATCTCTAAAAGGATTTGTCATCTTGTTATAAAGTCTTCTGGTTTGATATTGCTAGTTGGACTAGAATCAAATTCTTCACCAATGTATAAATCGTTAGGTTTTTCATCTGTTTGAAGCATAATTGAAACAGGCTCTACACGTCTGATAACAATCTCTACTCCGCTATCGTCTACTTTAACACCGCGAGTCCACCGCCCATGTTCCACAAGAATCCATTCGCCTACTTGTACATCTAGTTGTGCTGGACCAACAGCCCACACTTTAGCCCATCTAGGTTTGATGCCGTGTGCTTTACCGTCATCACTTTGAATAACAATACCACTGGCTGTGGTCTGTTCTTCAAAACTCATGTCTGTTACCAATACATTATCGTGTAGTGGTCTCAGTTTTCCTTTTACAACATTCATGTAAGCCTCTTATTCGTCTTTGGGTTGTGGACGGCCAGTATAATATTCTGCCATAACATCTTCACGTTTGCGAACAATTTTACCGCCAGGCCCAATTTCATCACCGCGGGCATTTACACGGGCATTGCCCACAGCAAGAACAGTTTCGTTTCTATTGCGTAGTTTATCAAGGTCAATTTCTCTGCCCTGCATAGTTCTATAAGTTTGTCTTTGTGCCATAATAGCTCTCCTGTTATATATGTACTTATCTCAAAAATTCTCGCCAGTCCAAATCGTATTTGACACTGTCGATTTTGTGTACGCCTATCAAAAATAGCGCATAACTGGCCACGCTACTTCCTCTACCCACACCCCATAATACATTTTTACCATGTAATGTATCTACTACATATTTAAGTACACGCAGAATATCTATCATGTTTCTTGATTGAAATTCTTGTAATTCTTCAATAAGGCGCGGGTAGTTTTGTTTAGGGCACAGATTTACTAGGAACCCTTCTATATCCATGTTTCGATATTCGCTGGGCATAAACCAATCAGTTTGGCACATTGCGTCAAATTGTGCTTGATCAACATCTAGTTGTTCAAACAATTTTAAGTTTAGTTCAGAATGTGTTTTCAGCTGTTGTGTACTGGCTGTTTTTTCTATCAGGATTTCTGAAAGGTAATCTACCTTATTAGAGTATATTAAATCAAATATATCTTTTTCTTGATAGATTACGTTGCCTAGTTGGTCATATTGCATGCCACTAGTTTAGCTGACTTTGATCAAATTGTCAAGATCTTTATCTCTCTTTTGATAAGTTTGTTCCCATTGTCTTGCTCTGCGCATGGCAAGTTCTGTTTTATACAAATCGATAAAAATGGCAATTTGCTGTTTTACCGAAGGGTTTTGAGCCTGCCAATATTTTCTACTTAGCTCTTGAAGTTTTTCTTCAACTTCGGTATCTTTCAGTGTGCTAAAATCTTCTGCTAATGGATGTATCATGCAAAAATTACTCCATTATTACCAACACATACCCATTTATTACTAATGTATGTCATAGTACACCCTTGCCCAGCAGCACTAAATGTCATTGTACCTGCACCTCCCCACACGGGATTTGTAACAGTGATAACCATATTCCCGCCGGCCGCTATCATGGCAAATTGTATAGTTCTTCCATTGCCACTTGCTAGTAGTGTAGCAGTCTCTGCTCCAACTGTGGAGAAATAAATAATTTCAGCTCTTGGATCAACAACTCCGCCTCCCTCCAGATCCTGGGCGTCGAGTACATCTAATATATTTTGTATGATCCAATTCGTGCCGTCGCTTACCAATGTTATTGTAGAGAAGCTGGATGCACACGTTAAATTAGTTGCAACTCCGTCTATTAGTTTTCCATTCCTGTTTATAGTAATAAAATTAGTAGATGCGTTTCCGTTGTCAGCAAATGATACAAAATCTCCAGCAACAGTAGTAGACGGTAATGTGATAGTAAACGGACCACCACTACTATCACCAATTATACGTTGATTAGGCATCGCAGTGTAATTTTTTCTCACTAATACCTTTGTTTCTGAGCTGCCAATCGGAATCTGTGTTTCTCCGCCTAGCTTACTAGTATCAATCATTGTGCCAGTTTCATCGCCATATACATATAAGTTTGGTGTTTCAGTACTAACAACAATTTGAATATACGAACCTGGTAGACCGGCTGTGCCTACAACAGTAACACCTGTACTATATAAATTAACAGTTGCTGGTACTGCAGTATCCGGAGTTGTGGAAAATCTTAAAGGTCCTCCTGAATTACTACCGTCGCTCAAGTTAAATTTATATGTAAAACCTGGTACTAATTTTAATCCAGCACTAGTAATTTTATCGCCGTCTATAAAAAATATTTCTTGAATACCAGAACCATCGTCATCGATAGTAACAGCATATTCTTTAAAATTATTGCTGTCAATGGTTATAGTATTTGTGTCTGATCTAGTTATTGTTGTTCCATATCCACTAGCAAATTTAATACTGTCAGTACCACTGCCAGAGCCGCCAGCATCTAAATCTAAATTGGCGCCACCAGTTATTGTGCTAGCTTTAATGCTGTATGTGGTGTCAGTGTTGACAGTTTGATTAATCCAAGTTGTGTCGAAGTCTGTGTTTGATATTTTAGACAATACTTGTCCGGTTGTGCCTCCTGTGGCTACACCTGTGCCCGCGCCGCTAGTAATACTAGCAGTAAGGTCGCTACTGTTTACCCACTGACCTCCTATGTATTTTAACACTTGTCCTGAAGAAGGTGTAATAATAGATACATTACTTAAATTATTTAAACTTAAATTTATATTGCTGTTAACCCAAGATGTTCCGTTAAATGATAATATTTGCCCTAATGTACTTCCAGATAACGTAACATCTAATAAATCATTAATAGTAGTAGGAGATACGCCATCGGCCGCTAATTCGACAACATAAACATCAACGCCCGCATTTATAGTCCATACTTCAAATACTCTCGAAGCGGATAGGTCTGTCCCAGTGGCAATTGGATTAGTTAAACTTCCCATGAATCGTACAGCACCGCCGCCGCTTGTGGCAAAGTTGAAGTAATAATTAGTGCCATTACTTCTAATAGAAACTTTTATTCTTCCATATAGTCCGTTACTCGGCCAATCTTGAAAAGTTAGTAAATGTGATCCTACTATTGTTATTTCGTGATACTCCCCGTCTGCTAAACTTACATTAGTAGACGACGTACTGGTAGTTGTGTACACACTGCCATATAATTGATTGGTTACTGCGTTAGAAATAACGTTTCCGTTAAAATCGTTATCGTCGTTGAGTTTGGCAGTGTTGGTCTGTAATTCAGTAATCTCGGCATTGGCAGTGGCCAAGCCATCTCTAATAATACTAAAGTTATCTCTGAATCCCTGACTGTCGTTGTCTACTCCGGCTACAGGAAAATCTGCGTCGATGGTAGCTGATACTATTGCGCTGGTCATGTTATTGTGGTCCTATCGTTTCTAAATACTAGATATTTATCTGTATATTCACCAGTAACAGAATCTATTGTGTATCTGTCTATGGTGTAATCTAAATTCTTAAAATCAAATGTTGTAGTTTTTATGTAATTTTCAATGTTTAGCAAAACAGTATCTGCGCCGCCCGGCTTACAATAGCACAAAGGAACGGCCGCTACGTAGTTGATTTCTGTAGTTTTGCCCAGTTGAATACTGCGCATCCATAATGGCAAATAGTTACGCTCGGTGGCAGTATTCTCCATATTTTGAATCCTGTAACGCCATAAGCTAATACTGCTAGGGAATCTAATGCCAGTACCCGGATCTCCGGCAAATACATCGTTCCTATCCAATGTTACATTGAATGGAATTGGACGATGCCAAAACGCAGTATCTTTATTAAAATCTGGACCAATATAAAATTCATTGTTTTGATCCACTGTGATGTCTATGTTACTTCTACTATATTTGATAGTTGAAGGCAAATGATCTTTTCCTTTTTCCAACGGATCTAACATTTCTACATAGATAATCTCATACACTATGGTATTTGTGCCTGGTATTTTTGCCACTGCCTTTTTAAGTTCGCCAAAGGTAAATCGTTTTGTCTTATGGTTTCGTCCCATGGCACTGATATATTCAACTGCCTGCTTGGTTTCAATTCCTGCGTACACTAACATTTTTAAATCAGTTTGTATGCCAAAATATGGATCGCTTGGTCGATATATTACCGACTGATCAAACACTTCGCCGTCAGTTATAAAATCTCTAAATATTGATCTTTGATTCAATTTCAAGAATGGTTTTGCTGTTAAATTGCTGTAGTAGGTATTGTTAGGTGTGTTAACTGTCAACGTAAATGTTCTAGTTATAGCACTGTAACCCAGTTGGTCTCTAGCCCTTATAGTAAATGTATAACTTCTATCTAGTGTAGTATCGTCTGAATCTAAACTTAGGTTAAGACTGCCAACACGGTCAAATGTGGTAAGTGTTTTGTCTCTTTCAGGAAATTTATACACACTCCATTTTGTGAGATCTGTACTGAACAATGCGCTGCTAGTGTGAGCCGTAATACATTTGTAAAATGTAGGTAAATTATACGTTGTTCCTGACGCTGGCTTCATTCCTATACTAGTACCCTTATTTGGATAGTTAAAATAATTTAACGGAATGATCAATGTCTGTCCTGCGTAAACACCTGGTGAAGTTTCAATACTAATTAACCCACTACCAAATGTTCCAGGTGTAGCATAATAATTTAAGGTAATTGTACTTGAGTTAGAGATAGTGGCAAAATATCTGCCGTTATAATTGCTATTACTATTGCCGTTGATTCTATACCAAAATTCTAAACCTGTAGATGTGGTAAATGTTAAATCGTTGACAACATCAAGACCACCAAGGTGCGCACCGCTGACAGTTATCCGATCTCCTGGAAGATAGCCAAAACCTGGATCAACTAAAATCACTGTGACTAGTCCAGTATAATTTGTACTGCCATTAGAGCCTTTTTCTATTTTGAATCGTGCACCAGTACCACTACCAGTTGTAGAAGCAGCAGGAACATCGTTATAAACAAACGGAACAATACTACTACTAGTTCCTTTTATTAAAGTAAAAACCGGAGCAAGTGGAGTTAATTTTTGTGTAGGAATTGTAAATGCTACTTTAACAGATTCACTCATGATAAATGTCAAATCGTTTGTGGGACTTGTGCCACCTAACAAATTACCTACTATTTTAATTTGATCGCCGGTACTATATCCTGACCCAGGACTTATCATTTTGATGGTTGTTACACTATTATAACCTGTTAAACTACTACGTTTAATTACGGTAAATGTTGCACCTGCGCCACCACCCGTAACTGCTACACTGGCAACACCTGTGTATGTTCCATCAATCGCTACACTCACTCCTGAAATATTAGTATATACATCGTCGGATGTTGTTAAAGTAGATCCAGTTAATTCAATAGCGGCAATAGTGACACTAACAGCATCATAATAGTTAAAGTTTAAATCGTCACTGACAATTTCCACTAAATCGCCAGTGACAAAATTGTGATCTAAACTGGTAACTACTGTTGCGGTATTACGACGTCTTGTTAATGATTTAATTCCGCGGATGTTATTTTGTTTAACAACAGTGTTTATTTGATAGCTACTGCTTGGCTTCCATAAACTTCTATAGCGTATTTGATTGGTAAGTTGATTTACCTTACCTACCACTTCTCCGTCTAGATTTAAAGTTAAGCCAGGCGGCAGTTTGCCATCTTCTAGTGTATATAGAATGGCAGATCCACTAAAGGTACTACTGGCAACTATGCTAAGTGTGCTAACATACCCGCTGTCAATGTTTCCTAGATTTTCAGGACTGGTCCAGTTCATGACACTTTCCACTTCGCCCAAGATGTCCACAGTAAATACTCGACGACTTACTGCTTGTTCTGATCCTTGTCCAAATCTAATAGCCTTGATGGTAAATTGATATGTTAAAGTGATAGCAGGTTGGTATGGAACAGTGCCAAATACTTCACCGGTAGTTTGGTCAAATATCATACCTGTTGGTAGAACGCTATCAGTACCTATGAACACAGAACTACCATTAGTTACCGTTACTTCTAGAGCAGGACTAACAGTCAAGCGATAGATATCCCCACCCAGCACATCAACATCTGTTATAGTATAAATTTCTTCTGTGGCACCTGTAAATTCCCCGTTGAATGAAAATTTATATCCCACTTGCGGTACTCCGTCAGCTCGTTCTATTCTAACAGCAGTCTGTCCTAGTCTATTGTCATTGGCTGTTTCTCTTATACAGATTGCGCTTATTAACGCATTGATGTCTGAGTAATCGTACGTTACAGGTCCTAGATCACTAAAGCCTTCGTATATATCTATTTTAAATGTTTGATAGTTATTGGCTCTTCGCAAACCGAGATACTGGGGTGTTGTGAATATAGGAGCACGTACATAGGACACATCGGCAGTGTACGCACCGGTACCCGCAGCTTCAATGACATTGTCGCTTCTAAAGAAATCATCGCCTACTACAAAAATTCTAAATTTTCGTTTGGCCACACTGTCGCCATCTGTAACTGTTGCTATAAATTCGTAATTTCGATTTAGCTTGCGTGGTCTTCCGGTAGGTACACTAAAGTCAAACACAGTTAAATCAAATACGTAAGTGTCGTATCCGTTAGTACTTCTATAGCCAAAGTCGTAGGCTACATTGTCATACAAGTCTGTGTCGAAAGGACCGTTGCCAGCAGCTAACGGAATAGACAATAACGGTTGAACAAAGCCTGTAATTCTTCCGCTTTCTGTTAAAATTAAACCTGGTGGCAACTCTCCCTCGTCGCTGGCAATAAAGAATTTAAGTTGCTGGCCAGCGGCCGTATCGGTATCTGTGACAACTAATTGAAAATCGATATAACTACTATCTAAAATATAATATGCATCGTTGGCACCGATGGGCAATGCACCAGCAGGAGTTAACCAATTGGGTTCATCGGACCCAACTACTGTAATTGTAAAAGTTCTATCCGCAAATTCACTACTGCTACTTGCTCTAATAACAAATTTAAATTCTGTTGTTCTAGGTATTTCGTAAGGTGTTCCTACCAAGTTGCTGCCTTGAATACGCATACCCGGCGGAATCTTTCCTGTTATTTTTTGAAAAGTTATGCCAACACTAGAGCTTATAGGCAGTGCTATACTTACTGTTTGTCTTTCATTGATTGTCCCTAAACTGTATCCAGAAGGTTGAGTCCACGTTAATGCCATTTCAGCTCCGTTTTATGTATTTAACCAAAAAACAGAACTTATGTTTAACCAAATCTAAAAATTCTAGGTCTGGGCCAGGCCATACCGGAGGATGGTCGTACACCTTGCGATAGTTTAGGCACTGTTTGCCCTTCTGTAGGACGTTCTTTTTTATAATATAAGTATAGATTAGGTGCTCCTTGAAGATCCCTAATATCAGTTGGGCCGCCAGTGGTTGCGCTTACCTGTCCTTGTTTTGCGACGCCTGTAATATAGGCCTTTGCTTGAACTTGATTCCAATGCGGGTTTTGTTCTAAAACACAAGCCAGCACCCCACACACATTAGGGCTTGCCATACTGGTTCCACTAATTTTACCCAGTAGGTATGAGCCATTTCTGCTATCGCCTATACCACTTAGATACGCACTGATAATATTAGTACCTGGTGCCCAAATGTCCACACCAGGGCCACAATCACTATAATAACTCTTTTGGTCACTGCTGTTTACATCTATTGCTCCCACACATATATTTGGGATAGCAGTATCGTTGGCAGTGGGGCTGGTGCCGCGCATATAGTAATAGGGATTAGCAACACTGGCTGGATATCTACTGGCCATTTCAAATGTGTTGTCCCAATCTAAACCACCTGGTACATCATGTTTCCATAATCCGTTGCCAGCTGCCCCTACCATGATAACACCTTCTGCTATAGCATCTACTATGTCGGCATCACATCCTGGTACACGAGAAGGAATACGTTGCCCCGATATAAATCCCCAACCGTTCAATTGTTCTGTGGTAAATCCACCACCCACAGTTTTTCTAGCATTGGCACCCAACTGAAGATCAATTTGACTGGGTGTTGCTTCGTAAAAAACAAATTCGTTAACCATGTTTGGACTACCAACAGTGCCACCAGTTGAAGCTGTACCTTCAAGTCTTACTCTGTATGTTCTATTGGGCGAAGTACCTTCGACACCGTAATAAATTCTTTGTACACTATTGTCGGCACACGACCACATAATCTTTGGAAGATTTGGACTTGCTGGACCAAGGCCAGCATATAAAGTTGAGCCACTGCCGAATGTAACATAATGATTAGTGCTAACATAGATAGTGCTATATGTGTTACCTAAAAATGTAATACTGAACGGCAACACCAACGTCCAGTAGCCATCATCATTATTTCCGCTAGTTGGTGTAGTACTGCTGGCTAAAGAAGCTGCATCTAATAAGCTATTAGTTATTTCTGTAACAGTTGCCGCAGAACCAGTTGACGTAGTGTTTACCAACAAACTCATGGCAACGGCAATAGTGGGAGTTTCTGCGTTAGCTAGATCTAGTGTTGTATCAAATATAATGGTATATACGTCAGTTTCCGCTAAACTAAAATCTTCTCTAATATCAGTTTCTACTGCTATGTCAGTGAACGGACCTTGGGTGAAGGTATCAACTACACTGTTATCAGATTTTTTAATAGTAATGCTGCTTGTTAAACTAACTGTGCCACTAAAACATTCAGAAGCAACATTGTTTATTAAACTGATATCTGCAGGTCCTTGAACTGTAACAGAATAGCTGGAATCGGGCTCACTAAACGTAGTTAAGTAAGTTTGCTGTCCTTCTTGCGACCAACTAACAGGTTTAGTTAAAATGCTGCCTCCAGGGGGCGTATACGGGCCTGTAGTTGTAATTCTATTTCCAAAATTTTCAAATCCCAATAACACAGCCAATCTTTCATTAGAGTTACAAACGCCGCTATATCCAGTATAGGTAGTAGCACCACTTGGCGTATATCTTGATCCCCTGTAGGTAACTGCTGTAATATCAGTCATACTCCATTCGCTGGGGAAAATACTTTCTCCCCAACTGTTGTTACATATAGTTGGATTACGTCTTCCAGTTGCTGGATTTACGCTTTTAGCTTTGTGAAATTCTTTTATGTAACCGAATACGTAACTAAAGTCTCCGCTATCACCTGCATCATAATAAATGTTATAGATGTTGGAGTCTCTTGCCCATCCTTGAGTATTACCAGCAACTGTGCCGCTTACGTGTACACTATGACTGTGCGTGGCATTACTGTATGTTCCAGGAGCTGTTCCTCTCACAGCAAGATTGTGTTGAAACCAATTGTAGTTCAACATTCGTGAGCCGCCAGTACCGTTGGCGTTAACAGCATATTCTGGATGTGCGCTATCTGGATTACCAGCGTCTACAATAACTACATCTACATTTTTTCCTGTTGATGTTATTTGTACTGTGGCTGTTTGGTTGGCAGTCCCGTCACTGCCCCAGCCTGATCTATTAGCGCCTTCTGTACAGCGTAACAGTGCCCAATTCAACATGTTACTAGATGTAGTTCCTGATTTATTCCAAAAACTACTAGTCTGTGTTGTGGTGGCAAATGTGCCAGGCTTCATGCCTAGATATCTAGAATGTATTGACACACTTTCAACTCTAAAATCTTGTTTTAGGTCTAATGCTTCCCATTCGGTTAGCATATAGTGTGTGCTTCTGCTAAACGGTTTTTGATCTACGCAAGAAACTGCACGCTCAGGCGCTGCACTTCCTTCGAATCTACCATAGTCTGCCATCTCGGCATAAAATGAATCAAGATCATCGCTACTTTTCAAAGTAACAATATACTCTTTTGTTTCTGTATATTTTTTAATAGAGTCTGTCATGGCGTTTAAGATTTGTAAATTTTAATTCTCGGAAACACCATGCCACTAGCAGGTCTGGGTTTACAATTAATTTTAGGAAATGTATTACCTGATGTAGCACGTTCCACCTTATGAAAAAGTATTCGATTGTTTCCGCCTTGTAAACTATTAGAATCTGTGAACCCGCCACCACTGTCTGCCATCTTTCCACTTTGAGCATAACCTGTAATATAATTTTTAGCATCTGCTTGGTTCATTCGAGGATATGTTTCTAATGCCACCGCTAGCACTCCAGCAACTTGCGCCGCGGCCATGCTAGTACCATTATACTTTTGATAATTGTCTCCACCCTCAACTACAATTCCTGCAGTATTTCCGCCGCTTCCTCCGGTGCCATCGTATACACTACTGATAACATTTTTTCCGGCAGCATATAAATCTACTCGAGGTCCAGTATTACTTGCTTGTGTTTTATTTTCGTTGCTGGTACTATCCAATGCTCCCACTATAATTATATCAGTACTGGCCGCGTTAGGACTAGAACCTCTATGATAGTAAATGGCTTCTCCGTTGTCTAAATAATAATTATTGTAATCTAGACCAGACGGTGTATCTAATTTAAAACTGCCATTACCTGCCGAACCTACAAAAACTATACCATCGTTTATACAGTCAACCACATCAGCATCCATGCTGGCATCTCTATAAGGTGCAGCATCGCCACCTTGCATAATACCATATTGTTCTAATTGCGCCGGTGAAAACTCTCCACGGAACGCAGCATTTTGATCCACGTGTACATCAATTTGATTAGGTGTTGCTTCGTAAAATGTCATTTCCCACAACATGGTAGGACTGCCTAATACTCCTCCATTTGCTCCATCGTGTCCTTCGAATCTGATTACGAATGTTCTGCTTCCACTGGTACCCTTGGTGCCGTACCATAGTCGTTGGCAGCTTCTATCTCCACCACTAATGATTATTTTTCTTGTAGTGGGCCTATTTGCACCTGGGTCAACTTTGTAGCAATCAGACGCTGGGTTGCCGCCAAAAGTAACAAAACTATTAGAACTCACATGAACATTTTGACTACTGCCAGTTTGGCTTGGCCCATAGTTATTAGTACCACTATTACTAAAATATGTAATATCGAAAGGCAACGGCAATGCCCAATAGGCATCGTCATAGATATCCACACCATTCGCATCACTGCCAGTGGGCACACCTGCGTTGGTTAGTCCACTAGTTCCTTGCATATTTTTAGTTATGCTGACAACACTAGCGGCAGTAGCGCTAGTGTTAGTTATTCTGTTGCCGCCATTGGATAAATTAGCCAGTGTTGATGCTCTGGCAGAGGCAGTACATACTCCGCTGTAACCTGTATCTAAAGGGGTATTTCCTAAACCGTCAGGTGTTACAAACGAACCCCTGTAATAAATTTTACTAATAATTGAATCATTACCGCCGGTGAACGTATTACGCACAGTTGGACTAATGCCAAGGCCCCAGCTGTTGTTAACTATGGTTGGGTTACGTCTTCCAGTTGTTGTATTTACACTTTTAGCATTATGGAATGCTCTTATATAATCAAATATATAATCTGAAGGCGTGTACAATCCTGGATCTAAATTTCCTTGATCGTGCCTAAAATTGTATATGTCAGCATCTCTAGCCCAACCTTGTGTATCACCACCTATAATACCTGCAACGTGTGTTGCGTGATTGTTTGTTCCTGCGTATCCGTCACCGGGTACAGTTTCGTAATAGTTGTAGGTAGCATCAGGATTTGCACTCCATACACTTAAATTATGATTGGCAAACCAATCATACTGTTGTGCTCGGCCGACAAACTCGCCGTGACTGGGATCGATAATCTGATCCACTACAACAACATCTACGTTTTTTCCTGTACCTGATGTCACAGCGGTAGCAGTTTCGTCGCCTTGTGATCCTTCTGAACCCCAGCCAACAATATTGTTGGCAATAGTGGATCTGTACAATCCCCAATTTCGATTGCCTATAGCGATAGTTTCACTTCTACTCCAAGTGGCAGTTTGACTTGAATGTAGTACAGCCTTGGCGCCCATTAACTTCGACTTTAAGGTCACTGCTTCAACTCTTGGATCATTGCGTAGTTGATCAGCTTCGTCTACTGACAAACGATAATGTGTATTTCTACTAATGGGTCGTCGATTCACACACTCCGCTATTCTTGAAGGGACATTGTTGGTAGTCCCTTCAGTTTCCATCTCAGAATAAAATTGTTCTAGGTCATCTTTATTTCTGAGCGTTACAATAAACTCTCTGAAAATTGCTGGCATATCATGCTTCTAGTTGTAGTACAGTTAATGTAACTGTGATAGTTCTAGTAGTTCCACTCTTATTTGTTACAGCAATTGGAATACTAGCTAGTGGAGTTCCTTCGTTGTTAAAGCCTATTGTTCCAGGGCTAATTAACACTGTTTGGGCTGCACTAGTAGTAATAACTTCGGCAATAACTCCACTACCTGGTGTTGGATCAACACCTTCAGCTCTACTAGAATCAGCACTTCTACTGGCTGTATCGGTATAAATTCTCACCCATGCTGGTTGATCTACTAATATTTTAAGTAGAGCATAAGATTTATGTCCTGTGACGGCAACGTTGCCAGTGGCTGCATCAGCTAGAGAAGCAGTTGTTCCAATTACATCGGCGCGAGTGGCCATGCTGCCACCTCCGCCACTGCTGGCAATGGTAATAGTGTTAGCGTCTGTGCGTGTTACTGTGACATTGGTACCTGCAGCTATGGTTAAGTTGTCTGTACTGGTATCTGAACCTGTGAGTCTTATGTTTGCACCACCTGATACTGTTTCAGCGCTGATGCCATAAGTCACGCCACCGCCTGATACTGTGCCTGGTTCCCAATTGCTGCGCACACTGTTCCATACCAATGCCTGACCGTTAGACGGAGCGGCCGTAGAAGTGTCAACATCACTCAGTGCGTTGATACTAGTGGCTGAATATGCTGCTGGCACATCGCTGGCATTGGCTAATGCGTTCCATGTGGTGCTATGTGCAAAATACATTTTGCCATCTGCGTGACTGTGCGCAATAGCACCGTGATAGGTAGTAGCATTAGGGAAGGCTGTTTGATCAGCATAGTAAAATGGTATCACTGATCCTACACCTGGTGCTGTGATTGCTCCAGTATCACTCACTGTGACCAAACTGGTCTGACTTAATTTTCCAGTTGTTCCATCAAATCTCACTAGAGCATTGTCTGTGGCACTGGCTGGACCCACCATGTCACCGGCCGATGCTGTGCCTGGCAACCATTTGCTACCAGCAGAATTCCAAACAAGTGTCTGACCATTTGTGGGCGCACTGGTAGTTGTGTCAACGTCGCTTAGAGCATCGATACTGGTCGAAGCGTAGGCTGCAGGTATACTAGGAGTTCCGCTAAGGTCGCTGTATGCTCCTGTAGTTGCCACTGTTGACAATGTAGGAGTTCCGCTAAGATCAGCGTATGCGCCACTAGTAGCCACAGTTGACACTGTAGTCCACTCTGTATTATAATCGGTGCCATCTATTTTCGATAATACTTGACCAACTGTTCCGCCTGTAGGTACACCTTGGCCGTTAGTACCTGCCGGTCCTTGGAACACTCCAAGATCAACCCATGCAGAACCACTATAGCTCCATAAGTGAGTTGGGCTTGGACTTAATACAACATACGCATCACCTAACGTCATTCCTGTTAACGCTAGTAGTGCAGTATTATCTGCAACTGTTCCTTTAATTACAATACTGCCAATTGGTGCGCCGTTCACTGTAGAACCGCCAGGCAAGTTAATTGTTGTTCCCACCGCAGTAATTAATCCGCCGCCACTACCACCACTACTACCAATTCTTAAACCATTACTAGTTCCATCAATTGCGACTGTATTAAAAAATCGAGCTGTACGATCTGAATTTAATCGTAATACTTCTTGCATTGTACCAGATGAACTAGCTACTTGTAATTTTAATACACCGGGGATTATTCCTGTAGAAATGGTTCCTGTAGCTTCCGCTTTAATTTGCGCAATTCTTACATCGAAATTATATGCGGTAACAGTGCCGGCTCCTGCTTCGGAAGTAATATCAGGGCCAGGTGAAGTAACAGTAAAGCTAGTAGAACTAGGTACAGTTAATGTTGTAATGTTAATTAAGTTAACACTTGAGTTAGTTGTGCATACAATAGTAACAGCCCAACTAGTTGGTCCTAGACTACTAGTCGTCATGCCATGTGACCCGCTAGTGGTAACAGTTAGTATACCAGCTGTTCTGGAAATATTAGTGATAGTTGATGTTGGAGCATATCCGTCAAATCCTGACCATCTGATAGAATATATATTATCTCCAGTTAACATAGGAGTTGGTGTTCCATCAACTGAACTAATTCTTTGTAATACTAATCCTGGAAGAGTAGATGCACTTGGACTATACGATCTAAGAGTTAAAACTGGTGTGCCGCCTGCGACTGGAGCACCGTTATCTGTAACAATTAACGAACTTCTACCTTGCCCAGGCGCACCACCAATACTAATACTTGATCCTGACAATCTAATGCTTGGCCCAACTAAATCGAGTTGCGAAGAAGCTGATACAGTAATACCGTTAGTATTTGGGGTAACACTACCTTTACCCACACCTAACACTTTATAATTGACACGACCTTCTACATATAGTGAGCTACCAGCAGCATCGTATGTTAAGAATCCGTTAGAACCCTTAACCGTAGTTCCTGGAATTTCGTAAAATGCTAAATCTAGCCCAAGACCTGATTGAACACGGCCGCTGGTGGAATTTATAGTAATAGTCCCGGCATCAGTTCTTTCAACAGAAATATCAGTGCCACTAGCCAACTTAACATCGTCTGTGCTAGAATTACTTCCTGTTAAGCGTAAGTTGGCGCCGCCAGTTGCTGTTTCTGAACTTATAGCATAAGTTGTATCAACAACATCATTTGTAATTAAGATAGTACTAGCGTCTGTTCGAGATACGGTAATACCAGTTCCGCTGTCAATTTTAACATCGTCTGTCACCATGTCACTGCCAGTTAAACGTAAGTTGGCGCCGCCAGTTGCTGTTTCTGCACCTACACTATATGTTGTGCCTCCACCACCTGCATCAGCTGCCGGCGCCCATGCTGAACCGTTCCATTTTAGAACTTGTCCTGAGCTTGGAGTGTCGCTTGTTACATCCGCTAGATCTGCTAGGTTAACGGGAATAGTTCCCACAGCATAGCTTAAACTAGTCCACGGAGTAGTGCCGTTACCAATTTTAAATCTACCGGTATTTGTTTCAAATCCTGGTTCGCCTGCTGCTAAGACAACAGTACCTGATGCTGTCCACTCTAAAGCAGTTCCTTTTCTCAATATAATTTGTTGGGGCATGTTAAAAATCCTCTATCGTTGTTATTTATGCGTTTTTGAGTTATGGCGTGCCGCCATCGATAACCACAGTGAAAGTGGAACCTGGACCACCACCATCCAATACTACATCAAATACTGTGGAACTTGGGCCGCCACCATCAATTATGCTGGTTGAGCTGTCTGTAATGCCGACGCTTACCGTGACAGCTGGAGTAATGCTGTTTAAGGTTACTGTGAATGTTTCCGCGCCTTCTGTGGTAAAATCATTGGCTACAGCAATCACCAGCGAGGCAGTATTAGAGTTAACAGTAAATGACCCTGTTAAAATAGCCAATCCTAAATCTGCTGCAGTAATCCCTGTTCCTGTAATGGTATATGGCACACTGGTACCATTATTTACATTAGTTGTAGTCAGTGTAATAGTTACACTCGCGCCTTCGCTCACTGTGGCGCTACTTCTAGTTAGAGCATATGTAGGGGTAGTAGGAGCAGTGCCTCCAGATAATAAATTGCCGCCAGCTGTTACACCGTCGCCTACATAGATTAACTTTGTATCGGTAACATAGATAAGCTCACCTTCTTCTGGTGTAAAACTTAATCTATCTGTTTCAAGACCTCGTCTTAATAATAATGACATTGTTTTCCCCTAATCCTTAAAATGAACCTAAGTCCAATGTAAACCCACTAGGGTTTGTAAATGATCCAAAATCTAAATCTCCGCTAGAGCCACCGCCGGTAGAATTAATAGTTACATCACCCAATCCACTAATTGGACTAATAGTTACATTTGAGCCCGCTATAATTCTACTTACGCCTGACGTAATGGTATTTGGTGTCCACGCACTACCGTTCCACACCAGAGACTGTCCAATTGTGGGTGTTGCGCTGGAAACGTCAGCAAGATCTTCTAAATTGTGATTGCCAATTGAGCTTACTGTTCCAGTCACATTGCCAATTAGCGACGAACCTGCCGTAGCAGTTACCACTCCAGTTACATTACCAGTTAAGTTTCCTTGAATGCCGTTGGACACAGTTAAATCTGTATCAACTAGCACACCGTTTGCGCTTGTTAGTATTAACTGCAAATCAGAATCAATAACAAGTCCGTCGCCTACGGCTGTGGAAATATTATTAATGCCAGATGATATTTTGTTGTTACCACTGAACGTTAGGCCGTTGACACTTACACTATTGTAATTGGAAGTAACAGTGTTGTAGGCTTCTATAACTAAACTATTATTTCGTACAACAATGTTGCCAGTGAATTCATCAGCAATTACCACACCGTCGATATCAATACTGCCAGTTCCTATAACATTAAAGTTGTTTAGGTCTAGATTGCCGCCTAGTTGTGGACTTGTATCTTCGACTAAGTTGTTTATGCTGTCTGGAGTGGCAATGCTAATATCATTGGCATTTTGTGTAACTGTGATGTTGATGCCAGCATTGATTTTACGCAGTTGAAGATTTTTAGCTACTTTATCTTTAAATATTTCAGCGCCTAAACCTAGGTTAACAGCACTGACAACACGGGTAAGATCTAGCTCTTCGGTATTGCTATTTACTTTGATAAATGCCGTGCGTAAATCATCGCCGGTGCCGTCGTTAGCATATGAACCTAGATTAACTGTTTGAATTGTCATAATTCGTTCTCTTTAGTATATTTAGCTGGTTCGCACTTTTGCTAAACCTAGACAACTTAATATACGTATATAAAACCATCCTATGTCAAATTCATACCATTTCTGACTAAATTTGGGATTTGCTATATCTGCATGGTGATTGTTATGTAGTTCTTCGCCGCCAATCCATATGCCCCATGGCATTAAATTTGTACTTTTATCGTTAGTGTTAGTATTGCGATAACCCCACCAGTGCGCCATTCCGTTGATAAATCCAGCAGCCCAAAATGGAATCCACAACATTTGTACACCCCACACTAGAAATCCCCATGGCCCAAATAATACGAGATCTACGATCAACATTAAGAGAATGCCAAGGCGATGGTGGGGTGTATAAAGTTTACGTTCGATCCAGTCTTTGGGTGTGCCCATTCCGTATTTCATAACCATGGCCGCATCACTGCCTGCACGATTGTAATACTTGACTCCGCCAAATACTAGATTCCAAATGCCGTATACGTGTGGGCTATGCGGATCACCTTCAACGTCAGTGTTCTGATGATGCTTGCGATGTACTGCTACCCACTGCTTGGTAGTCATGCCTGTAGTCAGCCACAACCAAAAACGCATGGCATGTGCCAACACAGGATGGAACTCAACACCTCTATGACTTTGACTACGATGTAGGTACAACGTGACACTCACTATAGTCAAGTGCGTCATTAAAAGTGTGATTAAGATTATCTCCATTATTAATCCCACGCTCCGCCACTTTGTTGCCAAGCACCGTCTGTAAAGATTAAAGTACAGATGCCACCGATATTACTATAATAACCCTCACCGGAATTTTCGTATATTCTGAATGGCAATAATGTGCCAACGCCTATATTACGACTATTGGCAACTAATACACTTACGTTGGCCTCAACAACACCATTTTGTGCCACTAGGTACATGATTTGTCCTTCAACACCATCAGCTAGAGTATAAACACCTTCTGACAGTTTGTTAATAGTCTTAGTTAGGTCTATGGCAGTGGCTGCGATAACGTTGGTCAATGTGGCCACAGTAAATGTAGTGTCATCAACTCCCATTGTTCCACCTAGTGATCCACCACCTAATACTGTTCCATAATCGCCAACGCTGAGATTAACAGCACTATCAGTAACCACAGCACTAATGTCGCCGTTAGCTGCCACTGTGATGTCAAGTGTAAATCCTGTACCAAATACTACACCAAGTACTGTGCCTACGTTTAGGTTAATATTGTTGCTAGGTGATATGGTGACTGTTGCGGCTTCACCTTTGCCTACATCTTCAGCTACTGGACCATTCTTGGCCACAGTGGTAACACCAGGGTAGGCAGTAGTCTGAACTGTATCATCTGGGAATGTTAATCCACCATCACCTTTTAAAGTCCAACTTTCAAGTCCTGCTGTCAATACAACATCACTGGCAATGTCAGCCACATACCAAGTCCAGTTGCCACCGCCCGATATTCCCATGTCAGCATAAGGAACAGTTAGTACATCACCGCCACCAGATTCGCCACCGCCTGTGTGACCAGAGCCACCGTTGACCACTACAAATGCTGGAGCATGATAGTCTTCGCCATTTGTATTCCAAGTGACATTGACTACAATATCAGTTCCAGGAACAGCATAGTTGGATATGGGTGCTGGCGGTAATGAGGCAAAAGATGTATTCAAAATACTGGAAGCACTTTGTATTACTATTACATTCGCCGCGGCACCTGTAGCAGGAGTAACTTCTCCTACACTGCTATTTTTTGGTAATGTCAGTGTACCATCTGTGCCAAAGGTCCAAGTCTTGTACGATTCCGCAAATGAAACTGTTTTTGGTCCATCATCAAATCCTGCGGTAATATCTTGGGCAACAAGAATTATCCACCTGTCGGTGTTGGTATCTTCTTGGATATCTGTGATTGTAGCAATTATTGGCGTTCCCCATGCTGTGGTCACAGTACCGCCTATATGAACAGTTGTACCCAAGGCAGGGTATATATTGGAGTCAATAAACAAACGCCAAACGCCACCCGGTGGTACAAGCTCATCTACAGTGGCTACAACGACACCACTTACTAGTGGATTTCCTATTTTTATAGATGTATCGTCTACGTTTTTAATGGTGTTTTGGGGGAATGTTGTAGTACCATCTGTGCCAAATCTCCATACATGCTGAGCACCACCATCATTGTCGTTAGCACCAATCTCAACACCGTATGCGGCACTTCCTTGATATGACTCAGAGCGTTGAAGAACATAGTTGAAGTCATCACCAAAGTACAAGTCCATGCTATTTTGACCAGTGCCTTTCATAACGTGGAAGTGAGTCGTGCCGCCCGGTTCTGGTAGTGCGCCGAACTCTAATGTGCCACGGCTAGTACTCATAGTGACAACACCGTTGTTGTCTATACCAACTGAGTATTGGCCGTTGTCTATACTGTTGATAGTGCCAATGCTACCTTGTGTGTACAGTGTACCGACTAGGTCACTGGTAAGATCAAAGTCTGGATCAAAATCAGTTATGGTAAACGCACTGGCATAGTTGATGTCTGTTTTGGCAGCGTTAACCACTGCGATATTGCTGGCAGACTCATCCAATAGTCCGCTAAATGTAGCAGCCTTAAAGTCATAGTCTCCGGCCGCAAATACCGTTCCGTCACTAGTAAACTGTGCCACAATGGCGTGGCTAACTGTGCCACCTGGATCACCGTAGCCTCCGCCTACTGCTACATAACCTGATTTAACTGCCAGATTACTGCCACCTCCTTGTGGACCGAACCAAACGCCACCACTAAATGTCCAAGTGGTTGTGTTGTCCAACAATCTCTGCCATACCACAGTACCGTCTAGATTATACTTGGCAATGACCATG